CTCAAGTATGCGCCAACCATTACACCATCAGGGCTAAAGTTGCCCCGGCTGTCCGGGGCGTGCCGGGTTTCCCCGGCTCGGTACATGTCGCACCTCTCTTTTCACTACTCGGTTGTTTCTGAATCACTATTCGGTTCTTTTGCCGATCGCAGACACTAATTACTTAGATGGTGTTGTTGGCACGCATAGGCAGGCCCTCCGAAGTAGTTAAGTGGTTTCCTCTTGCCTTACACTACAATTATACCACAGTTTCGAGCAAAGTCAAATGATTTTCAAACATATTTTGACAAATCGACTTCGACGTACTCTTCTTCCTCTTCCCACTCTTCAAGTTCTTCAATGTCCACGGGCGGCACGTAGGTCTCTTCGTCGAACGAGACACCTTTCGGGCTAATGTGGATCGCCTCGCCACCAGCCCCTTTCTTACCAGCCCAGTTCTCCATGTTCTTGACCCACTTCATTCCAATCAGTGGCACTTTGTTACGAAATGACTCAACGACCTTGATGACCACCTTGGCCACTCGATCCGACATGCTCGGGCGAAGCACCACAAGAATTTCGTCGTGCACATTGAGCGGGGCCACACACCACTCGGACACGCCGAAGGGCTGCAAGTCCCATATCTTTCGCTGCAACTCCTTGGTGATCATAGCACCCGGAGACTGGATAAGGTGGTTGTTGGCGGCCCGGATGGTACTTGCCTGAATCTGGAACGCTGCGCCATACAAAGCAGAAGACACTGCCCCGGCTGGGGTTTGCTCCCTGTCGCGCCGGACGACGGTGAAATCCAGTTTACGCCATTCCCTGGGTGTGTCGCGCGCCAGATCGTAAAGAGCCTTGGCTATTTTGTTCTCAAGTGTGAAATATCGTCGGAAGCCTAAGAAGGTCTCGACGTACTCAGCAGGCTCTTTGTAGCTGATATGGCCGGTCCCGATCTCACCGTGCTGCTTCAGGGCTTGGAAGTCGGTCGCGATCTTCTCGCGGGTCTCCTTGATGCCGGGGAACTCCGCTTGGAATCCGTCGTAGGCGGCTTCAGCGATCTTCTTCGGGATACTCAACTTCTTGTTGATCGTGTTGGCGTCACCACCGTACAACGTGGCGAACACAGCCTGCTTGCCACGGGTATACATGTCAACGTCGCCGCCATCTTTGTACCCTTTCGACGCTTTGATCTGCTCCATTGTCTTGTCTGGGTACAACTGCTTCGCCATCAGTGTGTGAATCGACACGCCTTCCAGCAGGTATTGACGCAGCTTAGCATCACCAAACACAGCGTCCGCGATGGTCACCTCGAACCCGTCGAAGTCGCCACCATCCAGCACCATGCCCTCCCATTTCAGAGGGAAAGCCGACCTGACTTCTTCCGACTGCTTGATGCCTTGAGCGTTCAGTCCGTCGCCACCCGCCATCCGGCTACTGAGCGTACCAATGACCTTGAAACTGGCGTGGAACCGACCCGCTTGCAGCAGTTTCTTATACAGCTCGACCTCCTTGGCTGAGGCTTTCGCGTGGAGAATCCTGTCAGCACGCACAGACGCCAGTGTGGGGCCTTCCGGTAAATAACCCCTGCCCTCGCACCTGGGGCAGTCCCCGTCGCCTTCTGTGCCCTCTCCGAAGCACCTGATGCACAGTTCGCCGCCTAGCTCCGGGTCCACGTCATCCGGGTTAACAACGTAGTTCGCTCGAATCTTTTCGAGGTTGGCTTTCTTCGTGCTCTTGTCGATCAGCACAGCCTCAGACTCGTCCATCACCTCACGGATGTAGGCTTTGACTTCGGACGGCCGATTGATATTTACTGGGGATGCCTCAACGACCTGCCTGGATTTTGAAAGTAGTTGGGCGATCTGGTCAGTGTTGACTGCAAATCCATGCCAGCGTACCGCCGCAACCATACAGGCGAGCACGGAGTCGTTATCACCTGCCTCCGGGTATCCGAAATACTCGTCGAGCATCCGGGTGTACTTAACGTCGTCTCTCGCGTAGCGTCTCGCTTCTTCATTGTCTCTCCAATGTGCAATGTGAATGTGTAAGTAGGCAGGCCACGCCCGCCCTTTCAGTTTTCCTTGTTTGTCCCATACGCGCCAGTCTTTCTCAGCATCCGAGATGCCCAGAGCGAACGGAGCGTAACCCAACTCGGCGATCTTCCCTGGATGTTCAGGGTACACGTCTTTGAACGAATGGAACTCGGGATCGAGCCCTAGGCAGTGTTGAGCAAGGAACTTCAACCCACGGGCTGGCTTGAAGCGCAGCACCACGTCTTTGAAGTTCGGGTCAACCTGATCTTCCTTTCCTCGTTTGATTCGATCGTAGACACCCCACTTTGGAGCGTTCGGATTCTTCCGACCGGCGAACAGAATCCCGTCCAGCTCGATCAGATTTTCCAATTTGTCTCGAAGTGGCTCGGCCAGCAGGGTAGGCACCTTCGTCACACGAATGTCGTGCCTGCTCATTAGGGTTTGGTACTTCCCCTTGCGAGAGTGGAGCATCAGGTCCATAGCGTTACGAGGCTTCAAGCACGGACCATCCCGAGCCTCCTTTTCTATTTCCGCCAGTTTGGTAACAGGGATTGTGCTCGGAATAACATCAGGCGGGAGCAGACGAAACATTGTGTAAATCTTACACAAATGAAAAATATCAAAAGTCAAATTGAAACCAACAATAGTGGTATCAAATATCTTTTCAATAAGGTTTAAGGTGTCACGAACAGGTACACCCCACAAATTGTGAAGGTGGATCGGACCATCTTCTTCCGCCCATTGAAGAAGGACCATCAGCCCGTGGTAGCCGAGAGTCTCGGTATCAAGTGTTATCGCGCCTTCTCGGTAACTCATTGCTGCTCCGTGAAATCGTAGGGCGGAACTTCATCACCTTCGTACTTCAATATGATAGCACGAATCCGCTTGTTGTTCAAGTGAACAAATGTTCTCAACTTGTTCAACTGCTTGTAGTCAGGATCGTACTTCTCGACGGCCGCCACCAAGGCGTTCGAGTAGTCGATGAACTCCTTGGCACCTTGCAGCCTGTGTGCATCTTTGGTGTGGGTCGTGGCGTGGTACTGTAACCCGTTCGCGTAAGCCGTGGCCTCGTCCAGCACGTACAAGCACTCATTGTTCCACCACCGCTGCATCTCGATCAAGTAGAGATGATAAAACTCACCTCGCTTATCACGCGGCACCATCCCGGCCACCTGAGCCAGTGTGACATTTGGATATAGCAGGCGGCAGTATTCCCCGTGATCCCAGTAGAAGGCTCCGTCGTTCGCCCTGGTAAGTTGTCGCAGGTCGCTGTTGACTTGGTGGGTGAGTTCGTGTGCCCAGTTGCCTGGGTCTTGCTCGTTGCGCATCGGGTGTCCGGCGTGGGTATGCTGTTCAAGATCGTTGATCAGCCACCCGTAACCTTGATCCGGCAGGTTCGGTCGAACCGGCTGGTGCTGCTCAATAATAGAGGTCGCTGCGATCAGCAGCGAAAGAACTAATTCAATCATTGTTGTCCCTTTCTACCTCAAGTATACCACACTATTTGGAAAAGTCAAATAGAAAATGGGCGGCAGGCTCTCGCCCACCGCCCGCAATTCCTTACATGAAAGGAGGTTAGTCTTTCAACAATTGGATCACAGCACGAATCAGTGCCAGTCCGAGAGCCGCCTGCCACCAGCAGATCACAGGCAGCCCCTCGACAGCGGGGACCAACCAAGCGTTCCACGCCAAAGCGACAACCCAGCCAAGGGCCGCCAGAATACCCGCGTAAAAAACCAAGGCCACAATGAACAGCATCACAGCCGCCATAACGAGGCCAGCCTTTTCTTCAGCAGTCAGTTTCATAGTGCCAACATCTCAAAATAGAGGTAAATCAACCCGTGCAAAGCAAACAAAGCCAGCACGAACACCCCGACGCAAACAGCGCCAGCCAACAGGAAGTTCTTCATTTTACATTTCCTTCATCATGTCGATTTTGTACCTGCGAGGGCCTCGACGCTCGTAGTCACACCGCAACTTGACAGGCAGCCGCCAAGTGATGCCATGCTCAACATTCACACCGTGAATCAACTGGGTTGGCTCGGTGTAGCCGCCAAGAGCGTTGTAGGCGTAGGCGTCCGTGGCGGTCCACGCACCGTTAATGATCATCTCTCCGTCCACTTCCGACATGCTGCTGTGCCGGTGGAAATGACCACAGCAGAAGTAGCGAATCGGTGTGCCGCCCTGCACCGCGTTGATCGCCTTCATTCGGTGTCGTCTCTTTTCCAATCCATAGTGGGGGATTCCGAGCGATGATCGAACATCATCCCCGTGGAACACTTGAAATCCGACCCCGCCAATATCCACGTTTGCACAGAAAGCGTTGGGTATCTGGAAGGTGATGTTAGGCACATCTCGTAGATAGAGTTCTGCGGTCTTAGCAATGAGGTAATCGAAATTATCGTGGGCTCCGAGATAGTCTTTCTTCTTCGACCGCCGCCCGTGGTTTCCCGGCACATAGAGGATGTTCACCTGTTCAAAGTAAGGGGCAAGGTCTCGGTACATCAGAGAGTGCAGTTGGCCGATGGCCAACGAGTTTTTGAAAGCATTTCGGAAATAGGATCGTGCGGTGTGACCATGAATCTCCCCGCTGGTGTGATCCCCGTAGGCGAGCACCGTGAGCGAAGGGAACTGGAACTGAGGCGCGAGGGTTTGTTGAGTCCACTTGAGGATCGTGTCAACATACCTCTCGGCGCGGCACATGCTAATCGAAAAGTCATAGGTCTCCAAACCTCCGGTGTCTTCAGGGGTAATGATCTGGTCATGGTGGCCGTCCGACAGGTGCATAACAAGGTGTTCTCGAATGGTGCCCTTCTCTTGCTTGAACTCCTTGCGGGCCGGAGGCAACGCCTTGAACGGTTGGATGCGTCGTTCCAGTTCATCGGCGACCGCTTGGAACAAGCCTTGAGTCTTGGCCGCTGATTGCAACTGCCGTTTGTACGTGTTGCGTTCGTCTCGCAGGTGAGCGATCTCCGCCTGCAACTTGAAAATCTGAGACTCTTCATCCGTGGCTTCCGGCACCTCGCTCTGCACAGCTCCGTGAATACGGCCACAAGCAATGTCGCTGACATAGGACCGACTGATTCCGTACTTGTCGCCGATCTGCTGTTGCGTCAATACACCGCGAGCAAGGTCATTCTTGATTCCAACTACTTGTTCCTCTGTCAGCATATCAGACTCCTATCAGTTTCGTTTCTGTAAAGGGGTGGTTGTCGATCATGTACTTAACGGCTTCGAGAAAATGCTGGTCTTCCAGTCTGAAGAGCGAGTCTTTCAGGTCGATGCTTGCGAGATGCTCGCGTTGTCGTTTCAACTCGTCCGGGTCAAGAATGAGTTTGGCCGTTGCGTTGATCCATTCGCGCGGGTTGTCGAAGTTGTTGTACGGCATCCCGATCTGCTCGTTCAGCCACATACCCGCCCGGTTGTAAAACCGATCACCAACCAACGTAGTAAACGGCAAGCCCATGTAAAGGGATTCGACCAACACGTTGTAGCAGCCAAACGGGAACGAGTTCATGGAGAAGTCGTGCTGCTCGGCGTTTTCCATGTAGTCATAATACTCTTGTTCGGCGTGAACAACCACGTTCGGTAGCATCGCTGTAACATTGGCAATGAATGACGGTACAGCAGCGTAGCGGTTAACGCCGGGCGAACAGAAGAAGTGAAACTCATGCTTCGATTCTTTGTTCTCTCCCCAGACCACGTTGTTGATCTCGGCCAAGATAGTCAGCAGGGTGTAGTTGTACTTGTCCGGCCCCCACACGCAGTTCACCCGCACGATTCCATCATCCTTGTAGTTGTGCTTCCGCTCGGCCGTCGGCCATGCAGGCTCTTGAGCGAGGCCCGGCAACAGAACCATTGTCTCGGCGTACTGGTCGGTTGAGTCTTTCTCAACTTGTCCACCAACAAAATAGTCGATCTCATTGTCGGCTCCAGTAGTGTCCGGGTGCCCGTACCCAACTGCTTGAATCGGAGCGATCCGCAAATTGCTCAACCAAATAGATTCGTTCGTCATTCCAATGTCAGGGAAGTAGATGAATTGGAAATCGTTATCTTTCACTTCGTCTGGTATGATGAAATTGCCCTGCTTGTCGAAGTAACAGTAGCACACCTTGTCGAAGTAGTCCGTGACTTGAGTGCTAGGCAACTCAGCCGGGTCTCCCGTCCACACCAGCGTGAGATCGTAATTGCCAACCAACTGTTCGACCAGCGGGGAGGCAGACTTATACACGGCGTGGTTGCGATGCCACTTGTTCGTGATGATAGCGACCGACCCTTCCCTTGGTGTGTTCTTGATCTCAGGTAGGTTGCCTTTCTTGATCGCCCGATTCATGATGCTCTTCACACGTAACGCCGCTTCCGGGTTGTGATACGTGCAAGTGAAATACACACCAGACAAGAAGTGGTTTGGAACCATCCAACGCTCGTCCATCTTTTCCAGATGACGGTAAATGTTCCTTTGAATTGTCTTCGTCGTGGCCCCGACCCCGAGCACATACATGTTGTACCAAAGAGAAGAGAGATAAGGGTTGGCCGCAAACAGTTTCTCTTGGTCGATCTGGAACGCACCGTGGGAGTTCATCAGGAACAACACCTTGGCGACATTATTCTCCTTTGTCATCAGGTTTTGCAACACGCCGTCGTTCGTCTGATAACCACTCATGTCAACCAGATGGGCGAACATGTGTGACGCTTGAAGCATGTTGATTTCTTGCGGCCGGTTCGGAACGAGGTCGGACGCCATGACCGCATACACCGCGCTGACAAACTCGCAAATTGATTTCAGAGCCCGATAGCCAAATCGCAAGTAATGATGCTGTTCAAAGTGCATCAAGTATTGACACACCGCATCAAACACCGAGGTGTCCTTCTCAGCGATCGCCCGCATCCAAGCAGCATAGTTAATCGAAGGAATGTCAACCTTCGGGTCTTCAGGCATCAAGACAAATTGATTCCTGAGCGACCGCTGCTTGCGTTGCTTCATCTTCTTCAACTGTTTCTGTCGTTTCTTAGTTGCCAAGAGGGATCTCCACAAGTTGACCGTTTTCAAACTTCCATAAGTGTTCGCACGGGACACAGTGTTTCTTTATCTCGTTGCGAATATCTGATGCCCGCCACGACGTGGTGGCAACAATGTGTGTGCGAGGCTTATAAACCAAGTACGAAGGCGGTTGTATTTTGATCCTTGTGCTTGGAACGTAGAAGCCTTGCTTATTCAGATCACTGTCCACAACAATGGCGTCGTGAGGCACATCGAACTTTCGCAGAAACAGGACACTCTTCCCGGCCCCGCCCCAGTAAGCAACGTAGTTTCGCCACTTATGCAGTTTCTCTTTCGTTCGCTGCACGGCTCTTTCAACACCCTCATATCGTTCCAACGCAGATAGCAGGTCGATACGGCTCTTGATCTTGTACCGCATGGCCAGAACCACCAGCACTTCATTGTTGTAAGCATACCGACATTTCAAAGTGCTGAAGCCGGAAGACCGCAACAATTCAAGCAGGCTGTTTTGTGTAAAGTGATGGAGATGCTCATAGGTCCAGTCTTCTATCCTTCCGCAACTGACGGCGTTCTCGATGCAAGGAACCTCAACCAGCAGGTACGACTCGTCTTGCTCCCTGCAAGCGTTCGCGATTGATTCAAGCAACAAGCGAGGTCTTTGAATGTGCTCAAGGAAATGCCGCATTATGATGATGCTACTTTTGGCTCCCTCTGGGATGTGCTTATAAGGGTCGAAATAATTCCGTTCGTATGGGATGCCGAACTCTTCGCACCTCTCAATGGATGCAGCCGGGTCAATCGCCAGCTTAACAGAGTCCACTCGCAGGTTATTGAGAAACGAACCGTCGCCAGCGCCAACCTCGATCACCAAATCGACTGGTAGGTTCTCTATGTCGCTTTGAACTCTTTGGACGTGTCGCTTCCATTCTTTGCCGTTGTTCCACATACGGCATCCATCATTAGAGTATGCGTTGTTCACTTCAACATAAGAAGCATTGAAGAAGTGCTCACAGTTCCAGCAGACGTGTATATCCACTTCATAAAGAGGGATCGCCACCGAGTCGTTTCCACAGCGGTACATCTCCAATAATGACTGAGGGTGCTTCCCAGCACGATAAAATCTTTCGGTGTTAACAGAACCACAGCACGGACAAATAATCATCGCATACCTCTATCATCGGTTTCAGCAACAATGAAAATGCCTTGAGAGGTGCGGTACACCTCCGAGATTCTCAGCACTCGATCGTCGATTTCGATGAACACCTCTTGACTGAAATCAGATATAGAAATTTCATCATACAGTTCTTCAGCAAACATCACTAACTCCAAACAATGGAATCAAATACTTGACGCCGCGAAGTTGAATGTAGCGGTCGTCCGTTAACAGCCCGTGAAACATCAACTCTGCTTGACGCAGTTTGAGTTTCAACGTATTCAGAATGTTTCGGATAGCGAAGTAGCCAATTGACTGCCCGCCGTATCGAATGTCGTACAGCAAGCCGGTATCAGAGATGACCACCTCTGTGTTCTCCGTCTCTGACAGAGTGAGCAAATCCATAACGTCATTGGCGTACTCGCCACGGTAGATGCTTCTCAAGTCGAGAGTAAGCAGTTCATTACCTTCCAGTTTCAAGGCTGCGATGGGTTCAGGGTTCATAGTGCTTCTTGTACCTCACCAAGAGTAAGTTTCTCTAGTCGGCGGTTGTCCCGCAACACGCTCAACACTTTTCGATCTGTACCGAGGTGGAACAGGTCAACGATTGTTGCTCCCTTGTTCTCGTCGATCCCCGGCCGGTGAATACGATCTTCCGCCTGCATCCGGCTTTCCGGCTTGAAGTCATTTGAATAGAAAACAGCCATCCGTGATTCAGTAAGCGTGAGGCCCATACCGCCCGACTCCGGGTGAGCAACAAAGGCGACTCGCGGGTTATCCAGATTCGCCCAGTAGGAAAGAGGCTTGACTGTCTTCGGAATCTTGGTATCATCGCACGGAAGAATCTTCCACCCACGTCCGTCCACCTTCACAACATTCCACTGCTGCTTGTGACAGATGCCGACAATGCGATCAATCGAGCCTTGGAAACCGGCGAACAGCACGATACGTCCCTGGTCTTCATTCTCTTCCAGCAGGTCACGCACCGCTTGATCCTTCGGGCACTGAATCTGCTTGGTCTCCCGAACCATGTTCGGAATCTTACCTTTTCCACCGCAGACTTCACAAACGTCCTCCTGCTTCTTGCCTTCTTCCCAGACAAAGGCTTTACCGGTGGTATTACACGTTTTGCAATCAATCTCACCAACTTGCTTCTCACGATATTGGAACCCGTCGGACAACTCACGCAGCCAAGTCAACCCTTGTATCGCGCTGACAGCCGACTGAGCCAGAGCCCGAGCCACCCGCTTGATTGTGGATGACGGCTCAAGGTTGACCTCTCGGTAAATCTTGTCAGGAATGTCGAGGCAATCCTTCTTGGCGAGCGGCAGCACCAACCCGTCAAGACGCTCATAAACGTAGGCCACCTCGTTCTTCGACGGCTTCCACTCATGTGCTTTACCGTCGCCGAATATGTCCAAGGTGTCGTGACACGGATTCAGGATGGGGGCACCATTGTCATCGACTACCCACCGGCCTTCAACTTCGTCATCTTCATTCAGCAGGTACTTGTATTCCCCGCAGATTTCACAGCGGGTCTCGTCGTCGCGCCACGCCTTCCGCTTCCAGAACTCCCCGCTGTTGGTCATCTGCTTCTCGAAGAAGCCCAGACGCCACTCGAACGCTTTTGCTGATCCTTCTTTCAGGAAGCCGGGATAGCACACCTCGCACTGAGCCCACCAGTCAACAGGGGACTTCGGTGCCGGTGTACCGGACATAAGAATGACAAAGCCGTTCCACCCATGCTCGTCTCGAATAGCGTCTGCCAAGTGCATGGCGGCTTTTGTTCGCTTTGAGGTGGCCGTCTTCAGCCTGCTGGATTCATCGAAGATCACGCCTTGTGGAGCGGGCATCCCGTCTTCCCACCGCTCGATCTCGATTCTCAGACGCTCGTAGGTCATGACCCGAGGCTGTACCTTGAGTCCCCACTTCTCGAACTCGCGCTCAACAGCAGCAAGACCGGACTTCGGAGCAACCCACCACCAGTCAGTGACCCCACTCAACTCCATCACTTCGATAGCGGACAGCGTTTTACCACAGTTATGAACGACTACGCCATCAGCAACGAAATTGTGATAAGGCCCCTCACACACAACATCATAAACATCTGTTTCACCTGCGTCTTCTACACTGACGACCTTTTCAAATGTAAAATAATAAACATCAGGCTTTCCAGAAAAGACGTTGTTCTTCGTGTCTTTTGAATGTATCCGTGCGTGCCGCGAGTTAGAAGACACTAAAGTAAGGTTGCAGGGTCTATTATCCCACCTCTGATGATTTAAGTGGTGCACACACTCACCCGTTTGTATTTTCCTGCCAAGCAACTCTTCCATCACCAGGATATGCTCATAAACCTGCCCGTTGTTATTTCGATAGTGGTCTCTAAGACCTGACACTCGCACATATCCGTCTTTATCAATAAAGCAACCCACCCCCTGCTTAGTGGTTTTTTCAAGTTTCTTAGGGGGTGTTTGCGCCACCTTTGTATTTTTGCTATACCCTTTCGGAGCAGACACCATAACCGTGTCACCAGGGGAAAGTGCCCTTATATGTTGCCCCTCCGTGAAATTTATAACATAGTTCACGCAGTGAAAGTGAAAACCCCTTGCCAGCGCGATTACAATGAACAACCGCGTCACCGTCGATGCACCCCATCTCTGCCGCAAGAATCTGATAGTGATACGTAAGGCAGTGGTCGGCCATCAATTTCTGATGGTCCCATAACCCGCGTGAATACTCAAAATGCTTCAGAGGCTGGTCCCAGTTTTCATACGGGTTGCCACCAGCCATGAAGTCAAGTTGGAAGTTGTTCCGGTAGCAGTCTTCAACCGACCAAATCTTGCGACCGTCGTCTGGAATGAACCCGTGCCACCTCGAACCCTTCATGGCTTTGATCTCGTCTTTCAACGAGAAGGGTGACTTAATGAAGAAGATGCGCCCGTCTTTGCGCTCGATCGTAACAGGCGACTTGATTAGTGTGCCCTTCTTCGTCTGCGTAATAAGTTTGAGTTCTTCCATACTTCAATTATACCACATGTGAGAGATTTGTCAAGTGTTACTTCTTGTATTCCAGTAGAAAAGTGTGATCTCTTGGGTTTGGCTTCGTTTTGAACTCGAACAAATGCGAGAGGCCGATGTTCTTGAACTCGGTATAGACAGAATTGAACGCTTCTCGAACACCTCGCATGATTTCTGGTTGACACCCGCGAAGCATTGCGTCCCGCCACTGTGAGAGTGTGCCAGCGATGAACCCGACACTATACCCGCGTTCGATGGTCTCTGTCATGATAGAGGGCATACTGGCCGCTTCAAGTATCTCCGCCCAGTCGTAATCTTCGGCGATCACAACGAAGCCAGCATGGAACAGGTTCATGTAAGGGCGGCACGCCTCGGCGCTAGGTTTGAGGTCTGGTGACTTCATGGCAGCAATGCAGAGCATGTGATGCAGTGGAGGTTCATGACCGCCGTCGTCGGCCCGCTCTGACAGGCTTCGATCGAGTGCCTTGCGACCCACCTTCAGGTAACGAGGCAACTCAAGCGAAGAGAATTGAACCAGTATCGCCGCGCTCATTTAATTCCCAGCCATTGATTATCGAAGTCTGCTAAAGCGGCTTGAGGGCAGTCACCACGACCTACCAACTTGATGCCTTCATAGAACTCGGCTATCGCCACCCACTCAACCCCGTCGTGTTTCAGGGTGGGTATATAAGTGCGGTGCGGTAGATTCGCCATTTGAGCTGTCAGCAATCGAGTGTTCGCTTGTTCCAGTTTGCTCTCCGCTATCTCCCTTTCTAATCGGAGGGAAGTAGCCAAATCGTTGATGGAACTTGGTTCCGTGCTCAACAGAGTAGAGAGCAGCGAACATAGAGTGTCCAACTGTTTCTGGTGTAACAGGTTCTTCGATTGCATATGACGCGAACACGTTCCCGCTTCTTGCGGTGATAGCCAATACGCCAAACTCATTAACCACCTTGAAAGTAAGCCCATTTTCAGCACACCACTCCAGAGTTTTCTTCAGGTTGTAATCCATGTGTTCCTCGATGAAAAGAAGCGGGGTGGCGAACCACCCCGCTCCAAGTTTCACGCTTTAGCGAGCACGCTTTTGCGTCTCGGCTTGCTTCTCGTCAACTTTCTCGACGCCCTCTTTCTCAGGGTTGAGAAACTTTTCGATCTCAGTCTTCAACTGCTCGTCCGTGAACTTCACGTTGTCCGAATCGAACGGTTCCGAGCACTTCGTGATGACCGGAACGTGCCAGCCGTACTCGGGCATCTGCTTGTAACGGATGCCAAGAGAAGCGGCCGAAGGCACCCCGCCGTTCGCCTGAGTCGGGAGGAAGGGCTTCAACTTGCCCGCCTCATTGCGGCCGGACTTGTTGCCAAAGAACAACTCGTACAACTTGCCGGTGGCCCGTTCCAAAACGAGGAAGGAAGGCCCCCACATGCAGCCGGTGTTCTTCGGAGCGTTCTTGATCCGCTGGAACTCAGGGTCGCTCACGTCGTAGACGGCAATGATCGCGTCACGGTCGCTCACGTCCAGCGCTTTCGGGCGGTAGCAGAAGGGAATAATGTCAATCTTGTCGCCAAGGTCTTCGATCTCGTCGCCACCGGCGAGCGGAACACCCCAGTGACCAGGGGCGATCTTGCCGGTATCGACGTACTTACCCTTGGTGATTAGTTGAATACGAGGAAGGAAATCCGAGCCCTTTGCGACTTCATCCAGCGTATTAAGCTGCTCGTCGCTGACTGCGGGAAGGTTGACTTTGAAGGGAGTGAGTTCATTCGACATTTCGATAATCTCCGGTTCTTGATTGTGGCTTAACAAACTTGTTGATGATCCTGCGATTCCATTTGCGAAACTCTGAGTTGTTCATCCGTTCTGCTTTCTCTTTCTCGTTCCTCTTTCTCCTTTCGACTGATACGGGGTCCAGTTGAAATAACCATGACATGCAGGCTTCCCAGCCTTCGAGCGGGGTTTTGGCTCCTGTCTCTTTTAGCACTTTCTTCGCGTGCTTAGACTCGTATGCTTCCTTTCGAAGTTGCACTACCGATCGGAGTTGCGGTGTGACGGCCCCGATCTCTCTGTTTCTTTTCAGCTCTTTCAGCAGGTAGGCTTTGAAGTCTCGCAAGGCTGCTTTGGCCCGCACCTCAAACTCGACTGCTGACATTGCTATTGCATCATCGACGAACTTCTCTTGAAGGTCTTCTGGCAAATTGGCTAATGCCAACACCGCCTTCATTTTGATCTCGCCCCGCTCAACCGGCCCGCGAGCTGCTTCACACAATCTGTTAAGAGCGAGCTGATCCATGATCCACTTCACGCTCTTATCAATTATAGCACTCAGCTCTTGGATTGTCACCCCCTCTTCCATCAAAGTTTTGAGGCGTCGGGCGTACTCGAACGAGCGAGTCTTAGGACGGATCGCATTGCACTTGATCTGATAGATAAGGACTTCCTTATCAGTCATCTCTTTAATGAGGCAAGGCACTTCATCGAGTCCGGCTTCTCGCGCGGCTTCCATTCTGTGCCAGCCTTCCACAATCTCGTACTTGTCATCTTTCGGTCGAACAAGAATCGGTTGCAGTATACCATCCTTCCTAATAGAGCCGACCAGCTCAACATACTCTGGGTCGTTCCGGCGTATCGGCCGAAGGGCTCGGGCCGGTGCGATCAGTTTTGTCATAGCGACATTTTGTTGGTTGCTCATGGCTCTACTTATCTATGGGTTCAGTGATACAGGTATGGTGCAAACAAAAGCAAAAGTTTCTATTTCGTACCCCTCTGCGGAGTGTTGCACAAAACTCCGTGGTGGTACTTTCGTCGTAACTTCAGGGTGGGTCAGTGTTTATGATTTCGGGTCGCGGAGATGGCCGGAGCGCCGGAGTTTCTCAACGACCCCCTATGATAATTTTGCGAACTTGCAAAGTTTTTCATATACCAAACATTTCACCTCCGGCGCTTAAAACTCCGCACTCAAGATTGTAAGTTGTTAGTGTGTTTGGATTTACGACAAAACCCACCCTGCGGAGTTTTGATCAAAACTCCGCAGAGGGGTTTTTGCACAACTCCCTTGCTGGAAACGAGTTGTGTCAAATCACCACTTCTGAGGGGTGTTGAAATACCACTCCCACCGCAGAAGAGACCTTCCCACCAGCAAGAGGTACTTACCACCCAGAAGGACGACGGAGTTCGCTCTGTACCTCCGCATGGGGGTAAGTTAACTAACCCTAGATGTCGAACCAACTTACGGCAAAACCCACCCACCGGAGTTAGTACCAAACCACCCGTCCCACTTCAGAGGGTCCACAGACCACCTCCCACCCGATCGAGCCATTTCAATCTCCCTCACATTGATTACTTACCACCCACAAGGGTGACGGAGTTTTGCTTATACCTCCGCAGAGGTAGAAATCGCAAACCTATGTCACTGACCAACTTACGTCAAAACCCACCCTGCGGAGTTTTGTCGTCGCCTCAGAAGGGTGAGGCAGTATTTCGACACTTTGACATTTTGTATGCACGTTCTGGCTGGTTGTGAACCTACAGATAGGTAGACACTTCAAGATGTACGGAGAGACTAATGCCAAACCCGTCAGTGACCACAGCGTTCAAGCTGTACTATGATAATGTACTGTCGAAAGAACACAACAACTTAGACCTTATATCTCGCTGGGGTGCAGACCCCGCCCGCTTTGAGACACAAATAATGTGTCACAAGACCGGCAACAAGATTCCCGACACCAGTAAGTATGAGCAAGACGGCGAGGTGTTCGGCCCAATCCGCTGGCCTTATAATGCCGCGACTGAGCCGAATTACAGCGATCCACCAATCCAGTTTATTGTCGGCAATCGCTTGAAAGCCATTGGCACAACTTGGTGGGACTGGAAGAATCGTCAGACCTACATGGTGGGTTTTGACTTTGATTCGATTCTCGACCATGCTGAAGGCGTTGGTATCCCACAGCAAGAGATTGAAAAACTTGATACGATTGACGTTCCGTGGCTCGAAGTTGTCCGCTCGACGCGCGGTAACGGGCGGCACATTTACATACGGTTCCAAGAACCTTATCCGATCACTCAGAATCATAACGAGCACTCTGCGGTTGCTCGAGCCATGCTGCCGGTGTTGGCGAAAGCCACCGGCTTCGACTTTGAAGGCAAGGTCGATTGCTTCGGCATGGTTATGTGGATTCACCACGTAAATGCCACGAAAGAGAATCGTGGTTATGAGTTGGTGAAGCCCGCAACAAACTTCCTCACTGCTGCTGATGTTCCGTTGAATTGGCGGGACCATCTTGAAGTCGTCTCCGGCAGCAGAACCAAAGTGCGCGTCCAAGGATGGACGCCCGATGGTACAACCAAAGGTGACGAGTTAGACGAGATGACTCAAGCCTTCGCCAAGGTGCAACTGGATGAATCACACTTGGCAGTTCTGGAAGCGTTGGAGAGCACTGGTCATACCAGCTTGTGGGTTCATGACCACCACTTATGGCAAGGGCACACGGCCGGGCTGAAGCAAGTGTATGACCAGTTCAAGGAAGCGGGCAAGCCACTACGTGGTCTGTTCGACACAAACACGTTGGATACCGACCCAGGTAAGGCCAACTGCTTCATGCGTCCGAAGCCAGACGGTGCTTGGGATGTTTACCGCTTCGGTGAGAATACGGTTGAGCACCCATTGTGGGATAAGCAAGGCAAGTGGACTCACACCACCTACAACTTCCCCGCGACCTTGCGACAGATATGCTTGGCGTGCGGCGGGTATGAAGGCCCTGAGAGTAAACAAGGGTTCATGTTTGACCGATCCTCCGACCTACTCGCAGCACTTCAATTGTTGGAATCAGAGTTGCAGTTACCGGCCAAGGCGGAAGGGCGTGCTTTGTCCCTCTATCTTGGAGCGGGCGACAAGGTGGTTCTGGTAATCGAAAAGAAGCGAGGGGATGACAAGGGCGACTTTCCTCACTTTGTGAAGACTCCAAAAGGGTGGGAGCGGTGGATACGAGACGCGATCGTAACAGCAGACAAAGAGGTTGAAGAAGAGAACCTTTGGTCTGAGTTGGACGACAAAGTACGAGCCCTGAAGATTGGAAACAAGTTCGACTCTTGGGTGCTGCGAGATGTTAGCGAAGAGTGGACACAACACCCGCGAGAGAACATCAAGTCCTACCTGCTTACATTAGGGTTCCAGAAGCCGGACCCGATCTTAGGCGGAGCTGTTTTCAAGTCATGGGTGTTGGTCAACGAGCCTTTCCAGCCAGAGTACCCAGGTGGCCGGAGATGGAATCGAGACTCAGCTCAGTTTGCTTTCTCACCAGCCGTGCTGAAGGAAGGCGAATCACCTCACCACCCGACATGGGACAGGATCATGGCTCATTGTGGGGTAGAACTGAATGAATACATCCCTCAACTACCGTGGTGCAAGGAATGGGGAATAATGAACGGTGGCGATTACCTGACCGCTTGGGTGGCCTGCATGTTCCAAAACCCGTTCGGCAAGTTACCTTACCTGTTCATGTATGGACCTCAGAATTGCGGCAAGTCTTCATTCCATGAAGCCTTGGCGTTGCTGCTGACCAAGGGAGTTGTGAAAGCCGACAGAGCCCTTACGTCTGAGCAAGGGTACAACGGCGAACTGCGAGGCGGTATCCTGGCGGTGATCGACGAAGTTGACATTTCCAAGGCCGGGTCGTCCGCATACAACAAACTGAAAGAATGGACAACTGGACTTAACATCTCGATCCATGCCAAATACAGAGAAGTGGAAGACCTGCCCAGCACCTTGCACTTCGTGCAAATGGCCAACAACCGGAGTAACCTGCCGGTGTTCCCTGGCGACACGCGGATCACGGCTTTGAATGTTCCGACGCTGGAAGCAGAGATTCCGCGAGACGAGTTGCATGTGAGGCTGAAAACTGAAGCCTCCCACTTTCTGCGAACTCTAATGGACTTCGAGATACCGCCACCAACAGGACGGTTGATGCTGCCCGTGATCGAGACAGCAGGGAAACTGGAAGCCGCCGCCGGGAACGTCAATGAATTGGAGCAATTCATCGAAGACTACTGCTTCCTGATACCAGGGCAGGCTGTGAAACTTGTGGACCTGAAGAAACGGTTCCACGATACGTTGGAAGACTATCAGAAGGCTGAGTGGAATAACAAAGCCATTCGAGATAGATTGTCAGAGAGGTTCCCAATTGGGCGTGGGACCAGGGTCAACCAAGTTATCATTGGTAACTTGTCGTTTGACCCGAAGGCCACCCCTTCGGAGCCTTACAAGAAAGTGAATGGTAAAGTGACAAAGGAGACAACATGAGTGAAGCGTTACGCTACAACCAAGGCAAGCCGAAACTATCCTACTTCGCTCGCAGCTTTCGCTGGATGAACGCGGCTGTGGCAAGGGTGAAAGAGTTTGGAGCCAACAAGTACAACGAAGGGAATTGGCGACAGGGCAACAAGCCGGACGCCGAGTATCTCGATTCGCTGTTTCGTCATTTGGACTACTTCTTTGCTGGTGAGTTCTATGATCAGGATTCAGGATGCGCCCATCTGGCGCACGCTGTGTGGAACTTGTCGGCTCTTGCTGAGTTGAACTACAATGACCGGCCGATTATCGACCAGGAGGTATTCGATAAACGGATGAAGCATTGGAAGGCGCAGAAAGAGATCAATGCTAAAGGGAAGAAGTACCCCGCGCCGGATTTGAGGTTCGTGATAGCGGACGGTGAGAAGACGCCTTCGTTAATCGCACTGGAAAAGAAACTGATGGAGAGAGTAAATGAGTCTACCTAACATGAAAGGGCATGTTCTCTGTGCTGTCGATGTAGAGACCACGGGAGTTCTGGCGGGCTACCATGAGATCATTCAAATCGCTTGTGTGCCTTTGGATCAGCACTTTGAGCCACATCCAAACTACCACTTCTTCTATTTGAACATTGCGCCTGAGTACCCAGAAAGAATGAGCGAAGAAGCCGCGAAGAAGCACGGCATCAGCAACGAGCAGTTAAGAGATTGCGTTACTCAAAGTCGAGCTATCGAGTTGTTTGAAGAGTGGTTCAAAGGTCTCGAATTGGGGCTCGCTCGTAAGGTAGTGCCGTTGGCCCATAACTGGGGCTTCGAGCGAGCGTTTTTGATCCACTGGCTCGGATTGGATGCTTGTTACGACATGTGGCATGTCCACCCACGAGACACTATGACGCTAGCCGCCACCGTCAATGACCTGTACGAATGGCACGGGCGTCATGCACCATTCCATCGTTTGGCTCTCACCTCTTTGTGCAAAAGGTTCGATATTCAGTTAGACCACGCTCACGACGCTCTCTCTGATTGTCTCGCCACCGCTCAACTGTACGGGGCTTTGATGCGCTTTCTCGGCGGCTAGTCGAGCCTTCTTCCGTCTACGCTGCTCTTCGCGTCTGGCCTTGCGGATTGACCCGCGAGGCGGACGCCTTGGGCTGCGATCAAGACTCTTCTTCTTATCTCGGCATTTCCTACACTTCGCCATAATTCACCTCAACATTGATGCCTGAATGGTTTAGGTTATGTGTTTGAGAAAAGTCAGTGAGAGCCACGCGAGTCGGGTAGATGCCGTACTGTCTCAGGTCACGACGGCACTTCTCAGTTATCTGCTCTTCCACCTTCCCGCTGATATTGGCGAGTAGACTATCGTGATCCCAAGACGCCACCACGCTAACAATAGCGGCTTGCGCGATGTCCCCGGCCGTAGTTTCTGGCGACCAGTTCTTCTCGCCGATCGCCTTCACAACGTCGTTGATATGGTAGATAATGACCCCGCCAGCCACAACCTCCACACCATCCCTTGTCTCAAGGGCCTGAGTTGGAGTGTTGAATGACTGGCGAGCTGTCACTATCACTTCAACATCGGAAATGAGAGGCCAGTAGACTCGTATGCCCGGCTTCATCTCCATTGGTCGTCGCCACAACGACCATTTCACACCACCTTCTGTTGCCCTGATTATGATTCTTCGAGGCACGAACTGTAACAACGCCTCAAAGATTTGACCAAGCCAAGAGAAAGCAGTTTCCATTACCACAACTCCTTTGGGCAGTGCTCAGTTTTCATCTTGATCTTGTTGAGCACCGCCAACTCACCAACAGTCACGCGGCAACCACACCCCTTACAGCGTTTCTTTTCTGAGTCGTACCAGTCGCAGTTCTTACAGTGCGTCTCATGAATCATCTCCACTTCTTCTTTGCTACGTACCGGCCGCCCGGCCTTGTTCCACCTCAGCAGCGCTTCTTTGTACGCCCAAAGTTGCATCGACATAGGTGGGTACTGAGGAACTGTGCCGTCTTCCTCGATCTTCAAAGGCTGATCATCCAGCCCTTTGATCTCCATGCCTGCGTCCTTGATCATCGTCATGACTTCTTCATCCGTGACGTTCACAAGTTCCTCGGCTGTCACACTGTTTCGATTCTCAGCGGCCTCATGCACAGTCCTCTTCAAACAAGGACGAGAGTGTTTGCTTACTGCTACTGGGCAGTTGTCACAAACAGATTCATCCACATTCTTCCTGTGCATGTTGCAACGCTTGTTCAAACATCGAAATACAACGATCCCGGTGCCTCTGTCAACAACCTTTTGTCTTTTGCTACAGTTACGCATCCTTTTGTTCCTTACACATAAGGATTTTCGGTCGGCTGACCAGGAGAGGTTTCAGGTTCGTCTCCGGTTTGACCAATTGGCTCAGCCTTCTCGTTCGTGGCTTCAGTGCCGTCTTTACCATTCATAGTGTCGATTGTTACATCCCTAACACTTTCACAATCAGCACCGTTGTTGGTTGTGGCTGGGTCATGTGCTCCGTCCGCTGCTTTTGCTCTAAGAACACCTGTTTCATTACATTCCCACCATCCATCTTCATGTCCCCCATACGTATTTTCCCAATACTGGGCGGCAAGAACAGCCATTCGAGCCGATCCGTACGTATGGCACACACTCCAAATCGGCCCGAAACATGTAGGACAGCCGCCCCTACAATGACACGGGCCTCCGCATGGCCCTCCGTGTTTAGCCCCTCCGCTAGCGTTGGCTTGCCCTTGAGCATGGCTAGTATGCCATCGGACAGTGACCTTGTAATTGCAGCCTGCTCCAGTTCCGCATGTGTCAACAGACCTTTTCTTTGTGTCCCCTCCACCTGCGTTTCCGCCGCCGGACATTTGGCTCTCTGTGACTTGACGCGCGGCAGATTGAGCAATCTGCTTTGCTTGAATCTCTGGCTCAATTTCATCGAAGTTCAAGTAATCAGACAACTCACAATCTACCACCGGGAGCGTATCACCCAGGTCACTAGGATGCTGATCACCGGACGAGATAATGATTTGGTCGTCTCGGTGTGCACCACCAAGCAGCAGGTGCCCGATCGGCGGAGTGACCTCAAAGCCGTATCCACCACCACCGTGTTCATCTTCCGGTAATGGCCAAATCTGATACTGTGACTGCTGAGACGGCCACGCCCAGTAATAAGGCTCGGTCTCACCCGATCGTATTGGAGTCCAGCAGATAACATCAATTGTATACTTATCTGGATTAACCTGCATACTTTCAATCACCACCTTGACAGGATCGGAGGAAAACTGTGCAAAGTCCAACGTCACACAGTCACCAACATCCAAGTCCAGATGCTTCAACGGTAGTTTGAAACTAACCTTCTTCCAACTGTTCGCTTTTCGGATCAGCCAGAAGGTGCTCGACTTCAAAACAAGACTGTAGATGTTGTGGGTGTAGTAGTCCCAGTCTTCTTCGACGGTCCCATACTTGTCCACGTTGTACTTCAAAATCAGTTTTCGATCAACTGTTTTGTCATCTCTTACAGCCGCTCCGGCTTTGCTCCAACTGATGTTGTGAGTTGTGTAAACATCTTCGGTCTCACTCAAACTTTCAACGAACGTACCGGAAAGTATGTCGCTTTTGGTGATGGTGCGAACCGAGGTTGGCTCTTGCGACAAGTAGCGAATGTAAAGAACACTGTTGCGAACATACACTTCACAACGCGACTGGTACGCAATATCGTTGATTAAGTCATAAACGTCCGGTCGGTCAGTCAAATAGAAGTTGGTCGGGTAGTTTGTCAATGCTGCTTTGACCGATGCAAATGAAGTCGAATCAATAGTCAAATCAGTGTACTTGTTGACAAGCCACTCAATAATGTCACACGGGTTTGGCCCAATTGACGAAGTGAATGACACATAGATTTGGTCTTCCCACTGATCGTTGTAAAGCGGTAACGCTTTATTCATGCCAATTTCAACAACATCATAACCAACGTAGTTGGTTGTGTAAACTGTGTAGTGATCAGCAGGCACCTCTGTCAGATAGCGGAAGCCGTTCGGTGCTTGCCGGTACGCTGCCACGCCATCAACAGTACCGGGAAGAAGCGACACGATGTAAAGAATCTCTGACTCCGACTCCATGTAAACCTCGGAGCCGGGCGGTGCCCAGAAGAAACTCGACTCTTCCATTTCGTCGTAGTAAGCCCATGAATCCTTTGGACCTCCAACCATGCCGGGAGCACTTGACAATGCCTCATTACAAGATGCAAATGCCTGAGCGTCATTTTGACTTGGTGTGAAATATGTACTGTTTCCGGCCGGAATCCACGTTGCTGATTGCAATCCGGTTCCAGGTGCATTGCCGTGCCCTATTTGCCAATATCCTCCTGTATTGTTCTTGTTGCTTGACCCTCCTATTTGAGCAGCAGAGGGCGTGGAACCGTAGCCCATTGCAGGTACATCTCTACAGGCGACATGATCAAAGTCATCGTACTCAGGGTGCTTACGCCATTTCACATGAAACGTGTTGCCGGTGAAATGCCCGCTGAATGTGGCGTTGTCGATGAAGATGATGGTATTATCGCCTTGAGGAAAACTTACACCATTATAAACATCAAACTCGTCATACTCATAAGCCATTTGCTGTTCGAGCAAATCTTTCAACCGGCAGATTTCACCGAAGCGTCGGTTAATACACTCCAAGTCAGGGCCAACAGTTTTCTGAACAGTGGCCGACCATTGGTTGTTGGCACCTTGAGTCATGAAAGATTGATTGCCGGTCGATTGACTCGGGCATTGAATCTTTATCGCTTGACAGATGCGAGGCTCCAAAGTAAAGTCGTGGATTCCAACTCCACCTTCCAAATAACCTCGGCGTGGCGCTCGCACTTTGACGGCTGGCAGATGGCAAACACTGCCGAATACGAGCGGCCACGCCTTTCCCAGCGCCTCTTCTGGGATGTTCGGAAAGTCACCTTCTTCCATTGAGAAGCCGACTTGTTTTGAATTGAGTTTTGACAGCACATTAAATGACGCTGATCGCTGCGACTCGTCCCATGTTATCGGGGTGACCAACTCACCTTTGAACACAAGAATCTTGTCGCTGAGCGGAAGTCCTTTATGCAACAGGTACACTTTGGCCGGTCGCTTATGAATGTCCATCGAGTTGTAGATGTTGCGAATGGCCCCATCTGTGTCATCTAACACAACCCCCAACTCTTGCGAATCATTCGAGCCTTCAAGAATCATTGACGAATCAAAACCAGACAGGGAAATCAGTTTGGTCTCCGCGCCTGTTAAATCCTGGTCGGTATACAGAACACCTCCGCCGTCGGTCCACTCCACTTCAAGAATGGCCATAACTTCAGTGCCCATGTGTTGAGCAAGTTTTGCCTGTGCGTTTGCTGTGAGTGTTCTCATCGTTCTTCAAACTCCAATTGAACTGTCATCGTCTCATCACCGGGCCACCCGACTGCTCTTCCCTCACCCATGAACTCGAATGGGTTGTTGCGAAGATACCCGATCCATGTATCACCGTCGTGGTCGATGACTTGAATCAACTTGCCTTGATAGGAGTTGATGAACTCACGAAGTTCAAGGGCTTTGTTGCGGGCTATTTCAAAGTCCCACTGAAAACGCTTCCGATTCGCCCTTGACTTGACATACGTGTAAACAGTACCGTCTACAGCTCTCATGCTCATGACTGTGGCTGTCAGAGCTTTGGAGTCTCCCCATCGAGGCGAAGGAAGCAACGTCGTTGTACGTACCCCAGGGTAAGGGGCCTTCATTATGAAGCTCATACTATTACCGCCGTTACTGTATGTGAAAGATTCATTTCCGATCCGTCATCTCCGTCGGGCTGCTCAACGTCAAGCATCTCACCCTCAAACTCGAATGTGACTGTCCATTGTTTTTTGCCATCTTGCACAGCCACTTCGTTTGGGTTAGTGATAAACCCTTTCCATAACCGACCTTCCCAGTCGGTGATTCCGATTTCTTGACCCAACGTGTTAAGCATAAAAGTTTGTAGATTGTCAACATCAGATTCTAACAAACCAACGATAGTGACGATCATCGTGCGAACCTTTGGCCAGTCCGGGTCAGAATAGATTATAACCTTCCCACCACGGGTTTCATTGTTCACCCGTGTGTATGCGTTTCGGTCGCGATTGTCCAGCTCAGGTTTTCTCAGTGTTACCTTGCTGGTCGGCACCCCGAGGGGCGGGATGTAAAGCGAGAACTTATCATTCAGGTTGCCTTGTGGATCTTGCAACTCGTCTTTTGGCGGTGTCACGTCATCGTTCAACGTAGACTCACCTTGGAACGGAGTATACTGTTTCCGTAAGCACTTGCCATCTTCAAACCAAGTCATCGCATGGCCCAGGATGTTTGTGTGCTCGACTGACCGCATGAAGATGCCGGTCATCTCCATCTCATGCGATATGTTGAGAGTGTTGAAAGCCGTGTATGACAGACCAAAGGTAACAGAGTCGCTTAGGTTCAGTGTGTGCTCAACTGTGTAGATGGTGGCCACATCAGTCAAGTTGAGAGTGCTTGTGAACGTGTAAACGATTGGCACCCGCCCTTGATCGGTCAGATGTATATCATGCTCCACCCACATATGGTAAGGGGTGCTGGTATGCTGCGACAACCCAAGAACATGGGCGATGCTTGGTTTGATTGGTGCTTGAACTTCGACCGACTGACTTAACCCGAGGTCGCTTGTCGGATTGATAGAGCTGAGAGTAGTTACAGTTTGAGTCAGGTTAAGTTCGTTCCCAGCTGGTGTGCGGTCACCAAACAAGAACTGAGTAACTTGTTCATCTGATAAGTTAAGAGTGCTGGAACCCTCGGCGTTTTCTGATTTGCCGCCGAGGGAAGCGAAATTAAGAGTGCTGCTTAAAGAGAAACTTCGAGTTCGAGATGCCGTGGCGGTCCCGCTCAGAGACAAATTAGAAGCGGTGTTTTGCTCTTCTCTGAATGTTACCCCGGATGCCGAGGCAGATAAGTTCAAGCTGCTGTCAACACCTTGGCTTGGGACTCGACCGATGGCTGTTGAAGATAGAGAAAGATTCTGTGTGACTGCCTCATTATGCGTGGTGCCACCACCAGACGCAACAAGAATTGAGGCGTACTGGCGGGTGACTCTAACCTCGCCGTCTTGATTCTCTTTGCCAAGAACTTCGAGGTATTGATTGGTGAGGCGAATTGTCATGGAAGTTTAATCCCGGCCTTAACTGAGTTGATGGTTGAGGCGGTCCAAGCCGACGAGGTGTTAGGGTCTTGTTCAACGATAAACATTTCATTCGTGTAGTCGGAAGTATTGATCGTTGAGTTCTGGGTAGTGGTTGAGCCACTTGAATCCACTACTGTTTGAAACGTAACAGAGGCGTTTCCGCTATTCACTTGAGAGTGTACTGTAAGACCATGCACGGTTGTAAAATTGACAGTAGGCTCATAAGTATAGATTTCAGTAGCACCAGATGAACTGTCTTCAACATATGTGGTGTCATCGTCAACTTGATCCTCGTCCACCGCTTGGTAATGGGAAGCGTTGGTGGTGGTGGCGAAATTGTTTGTGTTATCCCCGTCAGGGCGGATCGTATGAACCGTGACATTTCCTAGGAAATCGTTGTTGTCGCTACCTGATCCGTCACAAATATAAAGATGATCTATCTTTTCATTGGACTTAAAATTGCCAAATCGCACATTATCCCAATAACCTTGAGAGCCTCCCTGAGTATCAACACCTGTATCAGACATGATAGTAAGACCGTTTAATCTCACCTCATAGCTACCAGAGGTGTTGTCACAAGTAGCTTTGAACTCAAGCCAAAACCACTTTTCACCTCGCATCATCAAACGAAGGTAGCTGTCAAGATGTGTGCTTCCTCTCCACACCTCTAGTGACGGGCCTACTTGTTTTAGAATGAGGCTTTCCGTTGTCCCTTCTCGGAGCGTTATCAAGTTGAAAGACACCCCTTCTTGTGGCCTATCAATAGACCAAGGGCTGTATTGAAAACCGACGATCAAAGTTTTGTTGGTCGTCAGCCCCGTCGGGGTATAAAGAGATCTCGCCCCTCCCGGCTCCCAGCAATAATCTCTTTTGTAACCATTCTCTATGTCAGTATAGTTCTCGCTTGACCCACTGGCCCACTTGCGAGGTATGATGCCATCTGGCGCGGGCTCTGCGCCGGTTGCGGTCCCGAACGCATCAAAACCTTCAGTCCATAACAGTGTCATATTAAACTGTCTCCACGCCAAAGCGAGCTGAGTTAATAGTGCTTTGAGTCCAAGAAGCGTCATCTGCGTCTTCTTCAAACACTTCTGTCACAGCCATGTATTCTTCTTGACACAGTTGAGCGGTCCCATCAACTATGTTACCGGTGCCGTTTTGAGTCAAGTGCTTGATGTGCTTTTCAGTCATACCAGAGAACTTGGCGTAGGTAGAAAGCATCACGCCTTTTACTGACCCAGACCCAATGTTTGCGCCAGCATAATCAAACACTGCTTGCTCACCTGTTGTATCACTTGAAATATAAGTAGTGTCGTTATCCAGTACCGCTTCATCGACTTCTACATAACGAGAGCCGCCACCTTGAGCTGTCCAGTTACCAGAAGCATCCCCATTAGGCAAAACTTCAAGAACCTTACAATCACCGAGAAAGTCGTTGTTGTCGCTACCTGCTCCGTCGCAAATGTATAAGTCATCTATCCACAAGTGGTTCGACGTTTTCCTTCGGAACATAATAGTTGAGTAATAATTCCAATATGACGAATACTTTGTGTCTCCTGTCCCTGTTAGAACTGAAGTGCCATCTACTTTAACTTCGTAGGTTCCGTTGGTGTCGTCACAATAAACCTTGACTTCAAGATACCTCCATGTATTCGCCGTCAAAGCCAGGTTGCTGGTGGAGCCGAGTTGAGTGTTGGCGCGGAGTATTTTGATCTCTCCACTGTCAAGCATTACTTCCAAACAGTTGTAGCCAACAGTGTAGCCACCAGTGTAAGGGTGTCGAAAACTAAATAGAATATCTTCTGTATTTACATCCGTGGTTTTGAACGCCACTCCAACAATAAGTGTTCGATTTGTAGTGAGAGGCGGAGTGGTTATGCGAGTAGACGAAGAATCAAATCGGATGCAGTTACCGCTGCCAGTTCTGCTGGTGTCCACGTCAATACGGTTTTCATAATACCCATAATACTTCTGCTTGAATCCGGTGGACGGATTGACAGCACCACCTGAAGCACCGTACATCTCGAAGCCATCTACCCACAGTAATGTCATATCAATTCTCCTAAGAGCCACCGGCAGGACTCGAACCTGCGTCATGTCGATTACAAATCGACCTCCCGGCCAACTGGGCGACGGTGGCTGCGGGGCTTAGCCGCTCACGGTGTACGTGACCTTCAGGGTGTCCCCGTTTGCTGTTGCAACAACGCTGGAGAACGCCGCCGTGCTCCAAAGCGTACCGGTGTTGCCGGTGCTCTTAGTGTTGTTGCTGGACACGAAGATGCCCTTCAGGTTGCCACTGGCGTTAATCGAGAAGTCAGCAGTCGTGCTGTTACTGATCGAGCGGCTGGAAGCAGCGTCCTCGTCCCACTCAACGCGGTTGGTTTCGGTGTAGTCGGTGTTTTCCGACCACCCCGCGTGGCTCGACAGGGTATCAGCATCGGCGAACGCCGAGAAACCGCTGTTGTCAACGAGACCAATGTACCAAGTGCCGACTTGCGCCGAACCGTGGAACGCTACGTCAAGAATATGGTCTAGGCCCTCGTCAACGATCCCGTTTGGGAACTCGTATTCACCCTTGAGGTTACCGTCTTTGTCCAAATGCTTCACGATGAAGCGACCACGAAGATTCGTCTTAGCTTTCATGTTAAACTCCTAGGAAAGTTTGATGGTTCCACGTTGAATCTCCCGTCGGAGAGCCCGCCCGATTTCTCGGACAGTTTGTTGTGACGTGTCACCGCCTTTTACCGTGACGTTAACATCACCAACATTGGTGACCGACCCGCCCTGCTCACGGAACACAGGTTTCGAGCCTTGATTCATCGCATTGATCTCAGAGAAGAAGCGTGCAGAGTTCTTGCTGTTGATTACAGATTCGCCGCGCGACAGGAAAGCAGGAATCTTATCCATGCCTCGCCCACCAGCCGCAAAGAAACGTCCGTGGAACGCCGTGGCCGCCCTTCCACCGCTTCCAATTTGTGCTGATGCTGCGGCGGCCCGCTCCATGTTGGCGGCCAGCACAGCCGCTGTCCGAGCCGCTGCGCTGATACCACCGACCGAAGCCTGTGAATTGACCCCAACACTGGTTGCGTTATTGGCGGCATCCTTCATCTTGCTGTTGATGCCTTCAATCTGCTCCTTCGCACCTTGTGCAGCACTCTTTACATTTTGCATCTGCTGAGCAACATTAGCAGCCGCATCCTTTTGCTGATTAGTGGCGTCGGCTGTTCTCTTTTCAGCGTCAGCAGTTTTCTGAGTCTCTGCCAAACGATTCTTTGCGGCTATCAAAGCCTCGTCATTTGGCATGTCTTTCATAGTCTTGTTGATGTTCTCGTTTTCCTGTGACCACTTCTTCAACTCAACAAGTATTCCGGCCCATCCATTAGCCATGTCTACAGGTATCTTACCAGCTTTGACTAGGTTTCCTAATTCGGTGTTGGTGTTTTGCAGCACCTCTGTCGAAACTAGCTTACCCTCTTTCAAATCTTCAACAAAACCACGAAACTTCTCTTGCATCTTGGTCATCGGGCCAAAGTATTCGTTGTTTCTCCACTTCGAGGCCCATATCTTTTCAGCTTTGTCTAGTGCCTCCGTCTTAGTTTGCGTCCTGTCGAGAGCAATCTGTCTTTGATACTCAGTGTTAAGAAGAACACTTAACCGTTGGTTGGTGTCGGCGAAGACTCCTTTCAAACTGGCTTCTACCGCCTCGCGACGTTTTGCATTTCTGACGCCGGACTCCGCCACCTTGGTTTCTATGTCTTGACGTTTTTGCAAAATATTGATCGCAGCTTCGTTGGTTCGACGAGCGTAGTCGGCTTCGGTCTCACCTTCGACCCGGTTAACACCTAACGCTTGACCAGTCTTCTTGATTACGTTTTCAGCATCAATCTGAGCACGGATATGGATGACTTTCTTGTTAAATGCCTCTTGTGCTCTTACTACTTCTGCTTCCCAATCCTTTTGAGCAGCGTTCATCGCGGCGGTCAAACCGTTTGTAAGTTTGGTGTAGGTGTTATCAAGATCAAGAGATTTCAATAACGCTTTGCCGTTCTTTGTATCGCTGGCGGCCTCGATGATTTTGGTTTTTAGCTCGTCGCGTAACGCTTCGGCACTTTTACGAACACCTTCATCGCTGCTGTATAAATCACCGCTCGAAAGAAGGTCATCCAGTTGTTTGAAAGCCTTCTCAATTTCGCTGGCGTTTTTCTTAGCGTCATCAAGAGATGCTTTCGCTTCATCTCGATGCTTTTTAATGGCTTCCGTGTTCTTCTCGACCACCCCCTTCCGCTGTTGCATCAGGTGGATTTCCGCCTTTTCATAACGGCGAATATCTTTTGTGTGATCTTGAGTTTTATCGTTCCGAGCATTTTGCAGCGCTTTTCGCACCATCTCTAAAGCCCGCTCATTCGCCGCCAACGCCGCTTCTTTTGACTTGTTGGTGTAGTCCACTTTGGACATTTGATCAGCGAACTTGCGCTCCGCCTTCATTAACGCTTTGTCAAGAAGGTCTTTCTTGTAGTAGTAGTTGTTCGCGCCTTCCAGTTTATTAGACAAGATTTTGTCTTCAATTTGGTTCTGGATTTTGGCCGCTTGCTTTGCGTTGTTCTCGATTCGCTTGCTTGAATCTTTTATGAAGTTCTCAAGATCGCGAACAGCATCTTGGAAGAACTTAGCGATTTCTTTATTGGCGTCTTTGTAACTCTGAGTCGCTCGCTCGATGGCTTTGTCACGAATCGACATTAGCAAGAGTTCTTGCTTGTTCACACTTGCATAATACTTATCCGCAGAAGCCAAAGCATCTTCGTACTGTTTCGCTATCGTCGGGCCTTGGTCGCTGCGCATCTTTTCGATGGCTTTCGCTGCTTCTTTGGCCTTCTGCTTGAAAGTATTGACTACCTTCTCAGCGTTGCTTATCCCTCCTGTTAAAACCTTCCATGTCTTGACTGAGTTTTCAAGCAGTCTGTTCAGCTTTTCCATGCCTTTGTTCAAGACAGGGAGCAGTTTCACACCAAGAGACAGCATCACGTTTTTGAACTCTTGGATAGATCGCGTCAGCTTTTGCGCATCTGATTCGGCGAATATATCCCAGGCGTCTTGAGCGGCGTTGGTCTCGCTTGCGATCTCGTTCATCGTATCAGCGAACAGCTTCCCTTCGTCAGTCATCAAACTCATTTGACCGACGATGGCGCGAACACGTCGAAACAGGTTGGCCATCTCTTCAGAACTACCACCTGTTTCTTTGGCCATCTTCTTCAAAACGCCACGGAGACCCCCGAACGTCTTGATGGCTTGCTTACCGTCTTTCACACCCCACTTATGAAACAGTTCTTTCATTTCCTTAGTGGGTTTGATCAACTTCGACATCACTGCTCGCAATTGAGTGATGGCGGTGTCGGCTCGCACACCTTGACGGGTCATCACAGCGATCGCTGCGGCGGTCTCATTCCAAGACACACCCATAGCCGCTGTTAACGGGGTGACACGACCAATCACATCGGCAATCTCACCGAGTCGCAAACGACCAAGTTCAACAGTCTTGAACAAGCTGCTTGAGACTTTCCCTGCTTGGCTGGCTTCCATACCGTAAGAGTTCATCACAGATGAAAGGGCGTTCACAGCGTCTTTGGTGTCGGAAGCCGTGACAGTGGCCAACTTAGCCGCTTCAGAAGTGAAGTTCAACGCCTCACCAGCTTCAACGACTTGGTTTGACAAGGTTTGATACAAGCCTTCGGCAAGGTCTTTCGGCGCTTTACCGATAGCAGAAGACAACTCAAGTATGTCGTTTGACAACGCCATACTGGTCTGCCCACGGCCACTGATTGTTTGAACTTCTTCGATTGCCAACCCGAGTTCGTGAGCGCTTTCAATACCTTCTTGAAGGGATTGAATGAGAGTTCCAAGAGCGCGAACAATGATTTGTGTCTGCAAAACACGAACCATTGTGCCCCAAGAAACTGTAAACTGATTGACTTTCTTTGAAGATTTGTCAACAGCCTTATCAACTTTACCCAGGCCGCTAATGGCTGCTCCACCTGCGGTGTCCTTGAAAGTTCTCAGCGCTGCATTAGCCTCTTCAAGTTTCTTCGTGAGGGAGCCCAAATTGCGCATGGCTCCACCAGCTTGGAAGCCGAGTTTTTGCGTAATCTGTTTGGCCATTACATTTTCCTCACGTCTAAATAGTCATACGGGTCTGGTAACCGGGCTGTCTTTGCTACAGCGCCCCACGCAGTAGAAGCCCTATCCTGAAAATGATAAGGAGTGAAACGAACATTGTTACTGAACGGCTGAGGGTAAGGACCAGCAACAGCCTTGTTGTATTCGTTGTAGGCTAGATACAGTAGTGTGGTTGCGTAGGTGAAACCCACATACAAGTCAGCAGCGTTGTCGCGTATTTCCACACCGCTGCCAGAAGCCGAGGCAATCCCCATGCTGACCCTGCTTTTCTTAGCTCTTATGGGTCCAATCGGAACCGTGGTCCCCAGCTCAGTTGCCAGCTTTTGAAACGTGGCGCGGGAAGCACCAGACCACGTTGGTATTGGGGTTTCATTTACAACAGTTTTTATCCAGACCTGCCCAGCTTTCTCGTTAATTTGACGTAGATACCGAAGAACCTCTAAACGATAACCCTTCAAGTCTAGGTTAAATGAGTAGAAGTCTGTGGTGAACTTCATCAGAAAAGCCTCGGTATCAGTTTCAGTCGTTCTGCTTGATCGTGCTCGAAAGTTTGATGGAACGCTATCAACCGGGCCTGTGCCAAAGCATCACAGTCTTCCCACCTGTCTCTTACTCCGGGTGGCTTCACTCCGAACTTTTGGCACGCGGCCCAGATGACATATTCCGTGGTGCGGTACTTAGGCCAGAGAACCTTTCGAGCTACGCCCCCTGACCAAGTAGAAAAGCCTTGCGAGCTTCTTCGATTTTCACCTCGTCAAGAGAGTTTGCGGCCAAGATCAAATTAACGATTCGCCCGATCTCAATGTCCGACAAGCCTGCTTCTTTCATCTCGTCGGTCCAGCCAACCCATGTGCTCGGGCGTTCCAAGTCAACTTTCTCCCATTCGATCTCGCTTGCTTCGATCGACTTGATGCACAAGTAAGCGAATCGCATCGAATCTCGTTGTCGCATGGCTTCGACATAATCCTTGTCGTCATAGTCCTTCTTTTCTCCATCCTTGGTCAACAGCGAGGGGGCGACCGGCTCCGGCACTTTCTTGTCAAACTCTTCGTTCACTGAGACGGCTTTCGCCCGAATTACAATGTCGTCTCCGGTCGGTCGCGGAAGAACCAAAATCTCTTCGCACGGCTGTACTTTCACTCCACCAATTTTCATGTTTCTTCTCCACTTTGAGGCTTAGGAAATGAGGGCTGGGTTAGGCCGGACTCCTTTCCGGCCGCCACCAACAAAGTCTAGCACTCGTCATCATCCGAACGAGTTACGTCAGGCTCGCTGACGTTGCATTTGCCGGACACAGAAATTGTGGCCGCGCTCAGGTCGAAATCGAGCGATTCATACCGGAAGTCCGTGAACAGAACATCCTCGTCATAGTCCGTGCCACACGGGACACAGTGCTTTGCGAGAATGTCAACAGCATAAGGCTCGCACAAGTCGTCCGAAGACGAAACCCACTCGGACGCCTCACCCTTCTGCTTCAGCGCATCGACCGGCGTGATCGTCTTACCGGATTGAGTCTTGACATACTCGTAAACGAACTCAAGGCTCATTTCAACCGGCTGTTCGTCGCCTTCCTTAACTGTGTCGAGGTCGCCACGTTCCCGCAGGTACTCGTACTCTTTCGATTCCGTCCAAGTCAAGTTGCCTTCGCCAATCTTGACTTCGATCCGCTGGTTGATGACAGTGATTGCGTTGTTGCTGTTGGCGCTATTGTAAGAACCAGCACCAAGAGCAGGGGTGAATGTAATACACGTTGTCGGACTGTTTGCCGAAGGGTCGCGTGCGGTCACCGTATGGACAGTGTTAACCGTCTCACCGGCAATGTAGAACCGAGCACCGACCGGCACCAAGTCAGTGTCATCGGTATTCAGGCTTACTGAACCGATGTTTACTGAGGTGTCATTCTGGCTCGCGTTCGCGGACAACACGGCAGACCCGCTCAAACCATCTTGAATGTAGATGGTCACGTCACGCATTTCGATTCGTGCCATTATAAGGGTCTCCTAGGAGGTAAGTTGTTAGTAAACACACCCGCCGAAGCGGTAAAGGGAAAACCCGCAAGACGCGGTAAAAAGGGGGGAAACCCGCCGAAGCGGTAATAAGGGTCCGCAACCTCCCTTATAGTTCAATTTTTAATTTGTTTTTCACGGCGTCATATAAAGTGCAGCCGGGTTTACAGTTGTCATCGGGCAGTAGAACAACTTTGCCTTGATACTTATACACGCCTGGACAAGATGGCTCAAGTGAATCGACAGTAAGTTCTTTTATTGATTTTATGTGCGGTGCCAACTTATTTTTCATGTCGTCGCCGTACTCAAACACCTTTGCATTGGTGCTAGTTTGCAACCCTTTATTAGTCATGCCCGTATGCAACACGCCGTTTTGATACGTAAACCAAAAGGTATCATTTTCAGCAACAAGGGTTCTCATGCCGGTCCTCCGTCTGTTATTGTCCAGCCGTCACTAACAACTAAATTACTCCTAGCTGTTGCCGGTGCTCCAGCAGAATACTTTGACGAGCCAGCATGGAAGTTTACATTAGGTTGCACAGACTGCGATTCCCAATTAACAAGAAGGCTATCGTAGTTATTTGTGCTCAGCCCACCGGACAAAAACATATTTGTCATATCGGTGACATTAGCAATATCCCAAGACCCTAGGTCTTGGTCAAACAACAAGCAATAGCCGAACACGTGACTCATGTTAGAGACGCCTGAAACATCCCAATTGCCCAGCGGTTGATTAAACTTGTCGCACCTATAAAACGTGCCCACCATGTTATATGCACTGGACGTGTCCCAGTCATTCAAGTTTTGATTAAACTCTTTGCACTCATTAAATGTGTAGTAAAAGCTGCCGACCTTTGAAACATCCCAATTATTCAAAGGCTGATTGAATTTGTAACACTTGTAGAACGTGGCCGTTATATTAGTCACGTTTGACGTGTTCCAAGTATTCAAAGGGGAGTTAAACTTGTAACAGTCGAAAAACGTGTAAGCTAAAGAGTTGACTTTTCTTATATCCCAAGAACTAATATCTTGATTAAATTCAATGCAACTCCTAAACATGTATCGAATATCAACGGCGTTTGACATGTTCCATTTATCAAGCGGTTGATTAAAAGCAACACACCCGTAAAAACACCAAGAAAAATCAACAACGTCGGACACGTCCCAGGCGTTAATGTTTCCGTTAAATGAGTGACACCCTTGGAAACTACGAGATAGTGAAGTAACCCCTTTCAAATTCGGAGCGTCAGTGGCATTACATGTTAAGTTGACGCACCCGCGAAAATGACTTCCTCCAACATCACCTAGTTGAAGAACGCCCCATTCGTCCACGTTTGTCATCTTTTGACAGTCACCCCCACTGTTAAATTGCCAACCTTCAATGTCGCCTTTTATCACTACGTTGTATACACCAGACGCGTTGTAAGTGTGTGTAGTAGAGGGGGAATTCCAAGTTGTAATGTGGTCAGAAGCTCCGTCACCCCAATAAACAGTGAAATCGTAATTCCCACTATTTACAAGAGGGAGTGTCACTTGTTGAGAATTACTTGTGCCGGGTTTTGTTGTGTCCCAAGTAGATGAAAACTGCACCGAACCTTGACTAGAAGACACCAGAGCCACGTTTTGTGAGACACTTTCTTTTATTATGGCTCCTAATTCAACAGCGTGAGCAAAAGGCAGAAAAGTCGAAGCACTTGTAAACTTGTTTAACCCTTGAAGTACAACATTTTCAAGAATATCCATTTCGAACACGGCGTCCAATTCTGACTGCCTTATTCTATCCGTCTTGTTAACTTGTCCGAAATGAAAAACATTAACCTGTGTGTTGTTTTTTACACGTAAGCAACCAATCCACTGCCCGGTGTCCTGCGGCCCTGTTCCATACTTATACACCGGGATCGGGTCTAGCATAGATTCCTGAAATGCACCACACCAATCAATAATAGAGTATGCGTTTTCACCCGTCATCTCCATAAGATTTGTGAGCAATACATTGATATTTATTTCTATGTGATAGTACCCTCTGCTCATTTCCTTAGTGAACGGACCAGTCACTCGCATCTCACAATGGTTTTGCAACATATCGTCTGGCTCGCGTTCATCGACACCCTCAACAAAGTATGGAAGGTTAAGATCATCGGCGATCGTCTTAAAGTAGTAGGCGATTGAAGCAAACACCCAGCGAGATAGATTTTTCATCACTAACTCTTGTTAAAGTAGGCACATTTGCAAATATTTGTGCAGAACGCCACGTCGCTGTCCGGGTCAATGACTAACACATTGTTACCAGCATAAGGTATACAATAGATTTTCCCATCGAGGGCTAAAAACCCACCCGCCCACCGCTCACCTGTAACAGGGACGGTAATCGTGGTAACGAAGTCGGTAGCAGGGTTAAGGCGAAGTATTGTCGTGGCGTCAAAAGGTATGAAGTACAGCATACCGTTAGGTGCCATCACTACATCGTGCCACTGCAACGTACCAGAGTATGATCCGATAGTTGTTGTAGTGTCCGTGGACGGGTCGATTTTTAATATCGTTCCGCCACTATATGGAGCACAGTAAATCTTGTTGTTGGTAGCTAGTGTCGCTCCTTGCCACTTTCCTACCGTTGTTCCTAACGATCCGAAGGTGCTGACCGTATCGTTGTTTGTGTGTATCCGCAAAACAGTCGAGGCATTAAACGGCGCGCAGTAAATGTCTCCATTTGAGGCCAGTGCTCCGCCAGCATACATACTTGACCCTGAAAGTGTTCCAAATGTTGTGGCGGTATTTGTTGAAGGATCTACTTTCAATACTGCTTGTTCGTTGTAAGGCACTCCATAAATCTTGCTATTGCCAGCCAAAACACCTCCCCACCACTTGCCTACAGTTGTTGATAAAGAACCAAATGTTGAATGATTTCCTGTAGATGGGTCAAGTCGAAGAATTGTTGTTGCCCGGTAGGGAACACCATAGATTTTTCCATCGTGTCCCAACACAGCCCCGTACCACTTTCCAAGGTTCGAGTTGTATGTTCCAACATTAAAAGTGGTTTGATTTGTGGTATCAATTTTCATTGCGACCGTGTTGTTTCTCGGAACAGCCCAGATTGTAGTAGCATCTGGGCCTACGGCGGCTCCAAGGAACCCGGTGCTCGAAGCATTAAACGTACTGATGTTATTTGTCCCTGCTACGCTCTTGTTGGTTTCAATGTAGCTGCGGTAATTAGCCCAATACGCCGACCCAACTAAAGTCCAATCTAATAACGGACACGCGATAGCCCCGTCAGTGGCTCCATTCACTGTTTGATTCATGGACAGATTACTGGTGACCGATACCGGGACGGGAATTGTAAATGTAACGGCGTCTGTGATTGATAAGTTGCTGTTAACTGCTTCTTTATAATACTTGCTCTTTGTCGCGCTGGCAACACCGGACAAGGAGAGCGTGTCCGCAGGAGACTTTGAATAGGTGATATTCAAAATGTAATCGAGCGAAGTCGAAAGTGATAAGGTGCTAGAAGCGGACTCCTTATAAGTGTGGTTCAGCACATGATCTGCAACATCCGACAACCCAAAGCTGTCGGCCACGTCAAACAAGATGCGTGAGCGAATGAAATAGGAAACTTCGTCGCTGAGTGTAATGAGCGAAGTCCCGGCGCAGTATATGTCCTCCTCGGGGACAAGTCTTTCGACTTCACGTCCGACAACTAACCACGCCGTCTTTTGTTCGAACTCGCTAATCCATTTCATGTCGTACCGCTTGCTGTCATAAACAATCCAGTCATCTTGACGCAAGTCCCAGTCCGACGGAACATCACGACGATCAATAATGAATGTGCGAGTTCCAGGGTCGTACGTGCCTCCTTGAACGACTTTCTTGTTGGCCGAAATCAAAGAGATTGATTGAACAGCGTCGCGGGAAAGTTTCTTCGGCAGTACCACCGCTCGTGAGATGTAAACCGAATCACGATCGACCGACTTCACTCCCGTTTGTAAGTTGGTAGTGGCGTCGTTCAGATGATAAATAGTGACCGGACCACCGTATTCACGTTTCATTTGACTAATGCAACGACGAATAAAGCGGATTAGATTGTAATTCGGTCTAGTCATCACGTCTTCCCGCGTGGCAGCTTTGAATTAAGGTGCTCGTCCACTTAAGCTGCTCGGTGTTATGTGCAATTACGGCGATGTTTTCCCTAACAAGACTTTCCAATGTGTCCTGTTGATATTTTTCAAGAGCTTCGACACGGGCCACAAGCCTATCTTCGCGCTTCCAATCTCTCCAAATGAAGAATAAAATGATCCCTATAACAGGGCCGAAGTCGTGCATCAATGCTGCAAAATCCATCACTCTGCTCCTAGACTACGTTCCACCTCTATCAATTTTTCTGTTGCCTTCGGATCATTAGATTGTTTTAACACTTGTGACTTATGAAGTAACCCAAGAATGTTGACAAGATTTTGAAGACTTTCAGATACTTTTGTATATTTGGCAGCCAGATCCCAAACATTACTAAAAGAATCCAAGACCTCGTGCTCCATGTTTGGGTCAATTTCTTTCGTGTCAAAGTTGTAAGGTCGAAAAGTAATCGAAATAGGTTGAGACCCATCTCTATTCAAACCAAGACGGAAAGAAACCACATAAAGGTCTGGATAAACCTTTTCTTTGCTGGCTGGAAGAACAACTACCTTCTCAGATGGGATTCTATCCATTACTTTTATACCTTAACTTGAGTGACTTCTACTCTAGCACACCAATTAGCATACCAACCAGAAGTCGTTTTAACTTGAATATCGAGAATGTTCGATGTGACGACAATTTGAGCATCCCATGCCGAGTCATCCTCAGCAATAACAGTTTTTGTAGGAGTGCCAATAAAAGCCGCCGCCGCAGAGCCGTCTTTTCTTAAAGCCCCGAGAAACTGATAAGCTCCCATCTTTGAACCACTAGTTGATAATCCTGTCAACAAGATTCTAAAAGCCCACGCCGTATCATCAGGAATTGTTAAACGTGCAGTACCAGCACCAGGGCCGTCAACGTCCAAATATAGTGAAACAAAGCTGCCAGACCCGTCATTCCTACCTAATGTGAAGGTCATAATTTGGGCGTCTCCGTCCTTCCCAATTCTTCCACCACACTGCGATACTTCACCATGTCGAGTTGTTTGAGCATACTTGCCAAATACTGTGCTGTAATCGCCTGCTGCCGTGCTTGTGTACCCTCCTATAACTGCTGCATGGCTGCCTGAAGCCACATTGCTATGACCTCCAAGAATAGTTGAATAAGATCCATTAGCAGTGTTATTCCAGCCGCCGCCAATAACTGAATACCCGCCGCTTACGCTGTTAGTATAACCACCGCAAACGGCCGCATAACTACCAGAAGCGTAATTCTGATACCCGCCCCCTGCGAAAGCATAAGAGCCATTAGCAGTATTGGTCTCGCCGCCCACAACAGCAGCATAGTTAGCAGTCGCGGCATTATTGTTACCGCTTCCAACAAATGTTTTTTCTTTGTTGGCGGTGTTATTAAATCCTCCTACTATTGTTGCTCCTGTATCACTTGCATTATTAGTATACCCTCCGCAGACTACAGCAGAGTTAGCGGTGGTTATATTACTATAACCAGCACCGATGAAAGAATAAACACCATTTGCTGTATTACTTTTTCCACCGCAGCATGCACCATAATCAGACTTCGCGTGATTACTTAACCCACCAACAGATGTAGCACAGTTTCCACTAGCACAATTTTGTCTTCCGCCTCCTACAAAAGTATAGGTATTGTTTGCTGTGTTATAATAACCTCCTGCTATGGCAGCATAATTTGCTGTGGCATTTACTACACCACCCCCACCCACAAATGAATGGTTTCCCACTGCTGTGTTTTGCCATCCCCCGCTAACAATTGCATATTCTCCGCCAGCACCATTAGAACGTCCGCCACAACAAACAGAGCCTATTTGATTAGCTGTATTATACCTTCCTCCGTTTACTACTGAGTGTTCACCCGACGCGGTGTTATATTCGCCTCCACTAACAACAGCATTTGAATTCGTTGCTTTGTTGTTATTTCCACCATTTACTACAGTATAATTTGCAGACGCATTTGCTGATGCACCCCCGCCTACAAATGAAAATAAACCAGTCGCTTTGTTAGTTTCTCCGCCAATAACTACAGCGTGGTTTCCACTTGCTTTATTGTTGGCACCGCCCCCGATGACTGAAAAGTTTCCACTGGCCACCTGTGAGCTGTCTGCTCTATCTATTTGCCAATCAACAGCTTTCTGACCTCTAGTGTCGCCTGTAGTTGATGCTTTTAATGCTCCTGTCCCACCGGGAACCAAAGCTAAATCACTTGCAGCCGTAACATAGTAGGTATCTATGTTTAAGGTGCCTCGCAACAGCAATTCATCTCCAATAGGTTGCTGTTGTAATTCGCCCGCAACTGTTACTAAAGGAATTCTTTGAGTCATAGTAAGATTGACAAATTATGGTCAATTTCCATGTCTGTTGTATTGATAGCCCGCCCAACACGAACAACATACTGACCAGTAGTTGTCGAGGCTGTCTTCGTGATTTTGCCAGCAGTCGAAGGATCAAGATAATAAACGTCGCCAGCAGTCAAGCCACCTGTGTCACCTGTCACCGCGTCCCACTGTGTTGTTGTCGCTGTCAACACACCTTCAACATAGATGGTGCCAGAAGAGCCGGAAGCAATTGTAGCATCCCCTACCAAACCAAAGAATCCTTTGGTAGATGCTGCGTCAGCCTTCGCCAATTTCACACTGTCGGCTGCATCCAGATAAACAGCCTGACAGATGTTGATTGTTGTGCCTTGGTTGTTCGTCACATCCAACTGAATCGAAGACGAACCCGACACTTCAATCGAGTCGCCCGATTGCAACTGTTGGATTTGTCCATTTACAACTACAAGTGGCTTTCTTACTGTCACAGCCTCACCTCCTGGGCGATCTCTATATCAAGCGTTTGTGAGTTTATTGCTCTTCCGATTCTGACAAGATAGCCGGAAGAAGGAGCATTGATTGTTATGTCACCGGAGTCAACCGAGCTAAGGTAATAAATGGCCCCTGGGACAAGAGCTGAGGCGTCTGAAATATTCGACCAATCTGTTTTGGTAATCGAGCCCTCTGTTAAAATATAGTCAGTGCTGTTGATTGTGATTGTGTTGACAGACAATCCAATAGCATCAGCGGTTGTGCCCGAATCCGCTCGGGCTAGGTCTACATGGCCGTCACTTGAAATGTAGACTACTTGACCGGACTTGGTTGCCGAGTCAAATATAACTTGGTGTTTGTTTAGATCAGAGTCTCCAGATGGGTGATAACCGTCAAGCGTTGCATGAGCGTAATCGCTCAGGTTCAAAGTGCTGCTAGCTGGTCTCAACATTTCCATCAACAGTCCGACGCTTCCAGCCAGATTCAATACGTCGGTAGCAGGGTCGTTACCATGGTTCAAATGCTGGTCGCCGGAGTCTTGTAACAGGAGAGTGCTTTCAATCTCCTTGTTGTAGTCACCGTTTAACAGCACGTCGCCTACTAAAGCGAGGCTTGAATAAGCAAGCAATCGCTTTTCTTTGAGCCCTGCCGATTGCCCAGCGGGCACGAACGGCGTAGGCGACCGCATTGGCAGGGAATTGTATTTCATTGATACGTTGCGATGTTGAGTTCGGCTCCAGAAGCCTCTTCGATGAAACGAATGGCCCGTAAGTCGCCAAAATACCACATGGACTCGCCAGCATGGAGTCGATTTCCAAGAGACGTGGTGGGATTACCTCCATCATCTCGCCACCGAACATTCTGATTCAGGCATTGAATCAACGCCACTCGCCCGTTCCCTCCGCCAACGCCTGAAACGGAAGTCGGGAAAATCTGCCTGTAGCCATCAGGTATGATCGTGGCATCTGCTACATAACTGGCCATGTAAAACTCCAAAAGAAAAGAACCCGGCAGGGCAGGTGAGCCCTGCCGGGCTTTATAACGATCGGTGCATTAGGCACCGAGTTGACTACGCAAGCAGAACGCAGGCGAGGTCTCCATCCAAGACAGCCACGCCGCAGAGCATGTCCAAGGTAACCTTGGTACCCTGGCTGGTGATATCGTACTGCATCGCAACACGCATCGCCAAGTTGTTGTAGCTGCCAACCGCAGACTGAACACCCAGCGAATTCGCCGGAACTGCCAACGGTCGAGTGACCAGAGCCAACGCGTCACGATGGAACGCAAAGCAGAAGGAGCCGTGCGGGCCAGGAAACGCGGGATCAGCGGCCGTCACACCTGTATCCAGTGGACGATCCAGCCAAACTTTCACGCTCGTTGCGTTGACAGTATCAACTTCAATAATCGTGTAAGTATGGCGACCGGACCCAGTACCAAACGCCAACAGTTGGCCAACGACTGGCAGCTTATTTGACGTGATACCATTCAGCGTAATGGCCTTAGCATAATCAACCGCATAAGTGTCAGCGACAGTGGCAGGCAAGAACGCATAACCAACAGCGTTGGCGGAAACGTCATACTTGTAGGCGTCCACAAGCGTAACACCAGTCGTCGAACCAGAGCCAGTATGAGCCGAGACGATCTGCGGCTGTGCATCACCAGTAAACCAAACAAACGAACCGTTTGTCACTTCTGTGGCACTTGTGACAGCCTTATTGCCTGTATCACCAGCAGCGGCACCGGCAGCATGGTTCAAAGTGGCAACATCGGCGTCGGTGATCGACCGATAAGGCACATTCTGGTCCATGTACGTATCGAAGCCAAGGACACGGCCGAGACGTGCTTCCTCAAGAGCCGTCCCACCGTCACCACGCTGGTTCGCAGCGATGAACAGCTCGGTCTTCAACATCTCGGTCTCGGCCTGCGGGCTGATGACCAAGTTGCGACCGTTCGGATACGCCTTGTTGACGTTCATGACTTCGCGCGCTTCCAGAATCCAGTCCTTGGCGTTCGAGCTGGACATAGTAGCCAGTTTACCGGCCTTGTTGGCGAGGTAACGCTGAACCTGACCGAGCAGAATCCGGTCCACGGAGCGAGCCATCTGCATTGCAGCGGGCTCCATGTAGTAGCTGATCAGCTCCTTGAAGGACATGGACGCTTCCTCGTCCTTGATCGTGAACGTAACGTAGACGTGCTGATTCAAGGGAACCTGCACGTTCGTCGAGGTCGCGTCTTGGTTCACAACGCTGTCAGCCTGCGTCTTACGCTTGGTGCTGAACTCGCTCGGCCGACGGGTGTTAACCACGTCACCGTAGCTAGCGACCAACGGACTAAAATCGCGGTGGACCAAATTGGCCATCACCATGTTCTCTTCGAGGATCGCCAGAGACTCTTGCCGTTTGTTACTCTCGCTTCACGCGAGGGGCGAGTCATTTCTGCTCGCCTCTGCATGTCTCCATGCAGAGCAGACTATATCTTCATCATCCAGAATCCACCGCTCGCAAGCGAGCAGTCGGAGAAGTTGTTCACGACTTTCATCGACAAGGAGTCGATTGCAGTGATGGCACACCAAACCCCGGACAACACCAATATGATGAATGTCCGCTTTGTTTTTCTTTGTGAACTTGCTATTACAGCAGTCACAATGAGTTTTCTTTCTCAGATCAAAAACTTCTTGCAGGGTGATTCCGTAAGTTTTGGCGGCCGTCATGGCACTGGCACAAGACTTACAATGGAGTCGCTTCCAAGGATTCTTTACACTGTGTTGAGAAAATTCAGAAAAGGGTTTTTCTTCTCCGCACTTGTTACAAATTCTGTATGAGCCGAGCGTGTAGTCGTTGAGGATTCCTTCTTTCAACTCTTTTGTCGAAGGTCTTTCCTGCGGATTGTCTCTATTTAGGAGGTTTTTACGTGCTCCTGCAATGAACTCAATACAAGATTGAATACGGTACAAATCTTCTTTTGTCTCCTGGCCCAACACATGGTTGCACCTCTGACAAACGATTCCGCGAACACCGGATGAAGTGTGGTGTATATGGCGAAGCCTAGTCGATTTGAACGGTTCATCACAGCACATGCAGTTCTTAAACGCGAACAAAAACTCTACGTCTTTGATCGACAAGTTATAACGACGGCAAACCGTCTTTAACCGTTTGCAATCTTTGCAGACGGAATAAAGGTACTTGCCATTCTTGTCAAACTTGTCGAGCGTTTTGGCTTCCTTGCAAAAGCTGCATGTTCTGAGCATCGTACTCCTAACCTAGCGAGATGTTCCCGCATATAGCTCAGTGTTTTTTACTAAAAGTCACCTTTTAGCTGGCCCAAAATCAAGCCCAAATCTCAGGGATCAAAGCGTCATTGTCATTCGCGTAACACAGAGGGTATTGGTTCATTTTGAACTCCCTATACAGTTTTGAGTAAGTTTGAGTAAAACCGACTCCCAGGTTAAAACAAACCACACGCACCCTGGTCTACGTGAGGCTTACCCGCGTTCGCGGTAGGGTAAGCTCTAAGTTTGCGGTACAAGAGCTTAGAGACCACTCCTTTGACCGAGTCGTTCCTTGATCTCTTTCCGATGCTTTCGGTACTGATCAGGGGTCAAAGAGGAATAGTCAATGTCGTCAGCGTTCGCGCTCGGGCCTGCATTACCAGCTCCGACGCCACTGACTACGTTCGATTTGAAAAGGTTTCCGTACATCTTTGGCAGTTCACGCATACGCTTCACAGCGTCGACTGGCGTGCGAAGAGTTCGGATTTCTTCTCCAGTTTTCTCGTCAATGTCGGGGAAGTCAACCATTGGCATCAGCTTCCCTTCAACTTCTTTCAACTCGGTGAAGGGACTCAAAAGACCAACAATTTGATTCGGGTTGAAAGCGTCCGCTCCTGCGGCGGCATCTTGCAACGAGCGGACAGTGGTCTCCTTCTTGAAAAGGTTTTCCCAATGCTCTGCTCGCTTGGTGGCTGTTTCCAATTCGTTGCGGTACTTTTCCTCCGCTTGCTTGCGTTCGTATTCGGCCTGCTGCTCTTTCGTGCGAAAACTCTTTTGCAAGTCTTCCAATCGAGACCGCAGCGAGTCCCTCTCTTCGGTGGTCAAGTTCTGATTCTGAAGCAGTTCTTGATAGCTGCTTTCCAGTTGCTTATACCGTTCTTGATGCTTCCGTTTGTCTTCGGCAAGAATCTTGTTCAGGTCTTCTTGCGTAAACACTCGACTGCCGTCGTTGTTTCCACCATCTGTGCCACTCGGAGGCGGTGTTTCGCTCGGCTTCGGGGCGGGATCGCCCTCACCTTCGTAACAAAGAAGCGACACAAAATAGTCATAAACTGCCATGAATCCTAACCTTTCGTTAGTCAACCCTACACATTACAATTGGATTAGGCCCTGTGAGATAAGGCAACAGCCATCTCCACACTCGGGCCGTGGGAATACCATAACCGAGGTACTCCATTACTTGACTGCCTTCGGCGTAGGTGGTCCGAACGGCAGCATACGATTGCTTGATTACATTCAAGCGTTCAACAGCATCTTCTGGATCGAAGCCCTCGATGATCGCCAAGGCTGTCTCATAACAAGCCCACTCGATCTCTTGGGGAACTGTTGTGTCTTTTCCGCGCGGGAACTCAAGTTCCTGCGATTGGTCCGCTGTGATGATCTCGTCTCGCGTTGGTGCGGGCTTGATCAACTCTTCTTTCTCGGTGCTGGCGTCATACTCGTACATAACCAACCACACAGAGTGTTTGACGCCTTTGTAATTCAATGCGTCAATGATCCGCGTGGCTTCAAGCAGCGCTTTTGGTCGGTCGGACGGAATTGATTCTGTCCAACTTTCCGAGTGCAAACGCTGGTCAAAATACTGATTAGCACCGGCGGTTGTTCCGTAATATGACGCCATCGCTTACTCCTTAGCCAGCGTAGCCGATATTAGCCGACCCACCGCGCTGCTTTGCTTTGCTCGCGGGCGACTCGATTTTCTTTGCTTGCTGCTTCACTTTTGTGCCACTCGGCAGGGCTGCCGGGGCTTTTGTTTTCGTTTTCCCGTTGAACTTCGCGACCATGTTACTCGCCTTTCTTCAGGTCTTTACCTTTTCCACGTACCGGAACCTTCTTATCGGCGTTCGGGGTGGTGTCGTTTGCTTGTTCTCGCTCCCTTTTCCCTCCGTCGTTGTCGTTTGTCAAGTCCGTGACGCCACGGGCGGCCATGTTGCCCTTGGCTTCCGTTTGCGCTTCAAGAATCCTCTTGGCTCGCTCGGCGTGGTCCTTCCGAGCTTGCAAATACTCGTTTTTGTTGAACCCAAGAGCAACTGAGGCTACTTGCTCGCCACATAATCCCGCCTCATGAGCGCGGATAATGACTTCAGGATCAGAGGTCGCATAGTCGGATGAATCAATCTGCTTGAAAATCTTGTCGATCGTGTCAGTATTCACACGGCCGATTAGCAGAGTGGCGACGATGTTCTTCGCCAGCTCTTTCTTGACTTCCTTACCAGGAACCGTATACATCAGTTCGGCCAGCTCTTTGGCTTCTTTGATGCGGTCTTCATCGTTCTTCAAGCTATATCGGTCTGGGTACTTGACCTTGGCCACCTTCCGCTTGGATAAATCACGACTTTCATAGGCGGCCCAGTGCTCAGCCATGCGTTGTTCGGCGTTTTCCAACACCAGCCCAATGTAGGACAGCCCGGCTTCCAACCCTTGATCAGACAGCTTCATCGCTTCGGCCGACACCGCCCGTGTGCCGATTTTATTCTGCACAGACAAGTTGACCAGTTTACGAATGTCGTCTTCCAGCTTCTCTTGCAGTTTAATGCTGGCCATCAGCGGTTCGGGGCTCGGATGAATGAACTGAGGCGCTTCCGCCTGCAAGTCATACACACGCCCGCGAGTGACGCCGACTTGTGCTTCTTGCCCGGCTACTGTGTTTGCAGCCGTGTTGGAAGTTCCATCAGTGTCAACAAACTTCTTCAAGTGAGAACCCACCGCTCGCCGGTCTTGCTGCTCGACATAGAACGGGAAGTTTGCTTTCAAAGCATAGGCCACGTCGCTACTGCCCAGGTTGAGCAAAGCGACTTGGTGCTTGTAAACGTCTTTCAGCAGACTGCCGCCAATGTCAAGCATCGTAAACGGGATGCGGTCAAGATCAAGCTCAATCACGCCGAACTCTTCGACTACTGGCATACCTTGCAAGTTGATTAGTTGCTCTTCTTCATTGTAGAGCTTCATCTTGACTTTGTGGGTGCGCGGACACACCCAAATATAACGGTATCGAACATAACCGCCGTCCGGCAGCCCTACACCACCGCCAAAATTGTTATTGTACGTAAGTCCCTGATCCCGCAACAACACTGCTGAGAAGTCGCCCGGATCTTCTGGCTTCGATTCCTGCCAAGACAAAATATCTTCGACTGGATACATGTAACAGTAAGGCCGCGCAGCACCTTCGTCAGCTAGGGTTTGGAAGCCTGACAAGCGGGGCATGTCAACATAGACACCGACACGCCCCATCACCAGCAGCTCAGTCAGCACGTCAATGCCGAGAAATGACTGCATCGACGAGCCTTTATTATCGACTCCGCCCCTCTCACCGTCAGCGGCTTTCATGTAGGCTTCACTTCCGCCACGTCGTGAAACGTCTCGCAATCGCTGGAAAATAGAGTTACGAATATCGTTCACTGCCGCCTTAGCATACGCCGGGATTGGAGTGTAGAACTTACGGGAGTCAAAGTCAGCTTGCGTCTCTCGGTTGCTGAACATCAGCAAGTTTTTCATGACGAATTGTGGGCCACCATCATACGTCTCACGCCACGTCTGCCAATACAACTCGTCAGCAGAATAAAACGGATGCCGCGACGATATTAGATGTTTTTGATGAACTACCATCTACAAAATAACTCCATCTACGTCACCGGAAGCAGCGACACCTGTTGCCATCGGCAGTGCGATTTCGGCGTAGTTGTAAGCATGGGCATAGTGATCACTTGAAGTATTGAGATAAATGGCCTTGGGGTTTCCTTGATCATCTTTCTCGTAAGTTCTCACAAGGGCTTTGATGTGGTCTTTGAACTCCAAGGATGTGTCAGCCGGGAGGTGAATCCTATCCGAATGAAACCGCCCCATCGACGCATCCAACCAGTTTGACCGATCTACCGTCAAGATCGGAGACCCGCTATGTTCCTCACTCAATTGCAATTCTTTTCCGGTTACACCTCGCCGGTAACGGCACAGGTAAACGTAACCTGGAAACCTCCGTGCGAACCGCCGTGCATCGTTGATTTGCGGGTCTGCATCAATTACGCACGCTTTGATCTGCCATTCACGCATTAAAGGGTCCAACAGCGTGAAGTCGTCTCCGGGCAGTTTGAACTCTGCTAACACCTTTGCGAAAGCCGAAGCATTGATGTCCATTAAGTTGTCACCTTTGAGTAAGTATTCAACAATGACAACATGATTCATCTTGCCTTGGTCAATACCCATCACAATGCAGCGATCGGTGCCAACATCGGGGCGTTGCTCTGACTTCACATACCTCCGTATGGCTCTCTCAATTTCTCCGTCTGTTACTTGCCCGCCATCAGGGATGTAAGGCAAGCCTTGCTTCGAGTTGTAAAACTCAACCATCGCGGCTTCATCACCAACCCCACGGAAATAAGCCATCGCCAATTCGTATGGCTTGACCGTGTAGCTATACATCTGGTTGATGTAGAAACTTCGATGGTCTTCTTCGACTTTTACAGTGTTCTCCCAGAAAGCGCGTCCGAGAAAATCCGGTTTCTCTTCGTGGTCAATCTTCTTCTTGCACTCTTTGCATTTGAGAAACGATTTCCGAATATCCGGGTCCGTGATTGTCTCGCCACATATTTCCAGGCACTCTGGAAATGTAAACTCTGTCAGCCTTCCGCAACGAGGGCACTTGAAGTAAAAGTGCTCTTGCGTTCCTTGAAGGTAGAGCTTGTGGATACCGAAGTTCGGAATCGTTGGAGTGCTTAGGCTGAGCACTGTTTTGTGAAGCTGACCCGACAACCGCTCAAGAGCGAGCCAAATCTGCTTCTGATCCATTTCGTCGGCTTCGTCAAGGATCAGCACTGAAACCGGAATCGACTTCAAGTTGCTATCGCCGCGCGAGCCGCGAATGTAGAGGTTTACCCCTCCTGCTTGTTTCAAGCCCACCGTGTTCGTGTCAGTGAACAACCCTTTCAGGTGTGGACTGTGTAGTAATGCTGTGTTGAATCGTGACTTGCTGAAGTCGCTGGCGTTCAAGGCGGTCGGCAAGACGTACAAAACATCTCGCTTCAACACGTCAATTGTGAAGAACGCTCTGTTGATGGCGACTTCAGTCAGCCCCATCTGTGCCGCCTTCATTATCGAAATGAAGCTGGCTTGTGTGTCGTGAACCTCTTTGCACCAGGGATGGTAACGAAACGAATAAGGGCCTTCAAACGGGGCTCCCATTATGCGCCTGTGAGTTACCCATCGGCTACAGTTGTTGAGTGTACGGGATACCAACCCTTGATTCAGAATGTCTCCGAAGTCGGTAAGTAAACCACCCATAACTGCTCCATTGTTCAGTCTTCCTTAACGATGCGAGGCGGGGCTTCCTTCTTCGCCTTGGGCTCGGGCTTCTTCGCGGCCTTCTTTGCCTCTTCCATTTTCTTCATCTCGGCTTCCAGTTTCTTCTTTGCCATGAAGTCTTTCACATCCATGACGCCACCCATCTCACGGCCCCACATTTTGGTTTGCAGAACTTCTCCGTCGCTTCGCCCTTTGTCGATCGCGTCGATGCGTGCTTCCAAAGATCCTTCAGGGACTTCGAGCCATTCACCTGCTCCCTGGACGCTGACAACTTCTTGTCCGTCCATAATGGAGGTGACTTTCGTGTGCGGGTGCCAGCGGTACGGATTAGGAATCCTCATTCGGGTTCTCCATGAGTAGTAAAGGTGCTATAGTGAGAATAAGGCGCAGGATCGTCGGCCAGTTCTCAACGAGCCAGTCCCACAAGTTTGCCCAAATCTCCTTCCAATTCATACCGACCAAACGATCTGGGCCCTCGTATGGATTGAGGCGTTGTTCACGAATCTTGTCGCGGAGCATACGCAAAGTGTGCTGGTTGTTGGTGACGGCTACAACTTTGCGATGCTCTTCGGATGTTAGTCGGCCCTTGCGAAGTTCCCTGTCGGCCTGCCGTTTAACGCGACGTGCGAGTGCTTTGAGTCTCATTCGTGGATTTTACCTCCCCTGCGCTTTTCAATCGCGTAGGCTTGCTTGTACGCTTTCTGTTTCGCGTCCTTCCCTGTGTAACATTTGCCCTGGTCTCCGTACTTCCAGCCTTTCTTCCCCTTGACTTGACAGCGTTTGATAGGCATTACTCACTCCAGTTGAGTGCGGTGCGTACTTTAGCATTTGTAGTATTGCCTCGAACAATTAAAGCCATCACAATAGGGGTACCATCTATTTTCGAGCCAAGAGAAGCAAAGTCACCCATTGTTGGTTGCACGTTGCCTGCTTTTCCATACGTGTGCCCAGCATATAGTATATGACCATCGGAAGTCACTTTTATACTGGCACTTCCATCTGCTACTTCCACCACTGAATTAGTGACAGCATTCCAAGTAAGAGCAGCGTTGAAAGTTGGGTCTATACACAACTTGTATGAAATTGAATCTGATGTTTCACAAAAAGCTTGAATATTTCGAATAAGAACATTGGCGTGCAGATGCGTGGACTTAAGCCTCATTGCTGTCGCAAGAAACCAGTCCGTTGTATTCGGAAGAGTTATTTTGGCTGTGTCACAATAAGCGTGGGGATGACCAATTTGATCCTTCATTCCTTCAGTGGCCACTGAGCCACAAATGGCATACATGCTGTCGGCCAAGCCGGTCCCATTATTGCTAATTTCATACCGCAACGGAAGATTAGGACTTGTCATGTAAACGGCTGACACATCATTGGCATGATTAAAAGCATGACAATAAATGATTTGCCCGTTAATAACGAAGCCCATGCGAACACGCCCGACTCCCAGCCACTCAAAATCAATGACAAGAATTTGGCCTTTAGTGTTGTCGAGGGTGAAACCACTAGCTCCGGTTCCATCTAGTTTGTCGATGTTCCAATTAGCTTGTGCTATTTTTGTATCAACCACTGACCCTGATGTTTTTGAGCGACGTACTAGGTAATTGCTACCGGCATTGTTTTCATAAAACAGTCCGTTTTCTCCGTCAAAATACCCCGCTCGTTTTACAATTCCATTACCTGTGGCACCCATTACAAAGGTTTGGAAAATCACTTGTGACTTTGCAGTGTAATAATTAAAATGGCGATATGTTTGACGAACACGAGTGCCAGCCGTGTTAGCTGTCACTGCCATTTTTACATCACTGCGACTAGCATTGTATGTGCTGCTTGTGCCACTACCACTTGTTTCTTGATCATCCCAATCCAGAGGTTTATTATCACCAAGAAGTTTAGAATCAAAGAGTGTGGTGGGCTGACTCACACGGAGGCGTCCAAAGGCATCAGAGCTGCCTCCGTCTTGTGCAAACTCAACAGCTAAAGCCCCTTCAGTAATTGTTCCGCTTGAAGTGACCTGGATAGCGCCATCAGCCACTCCAATAGGACTGCCTTCACCATCGGTAAGAAACGTCGGAACTCCACCCATGTTATTCGCTCGCTTTGTCTAATTCTGCGTAGACTTTAAGCACAACCAAAATCCACACTTGGGATAGTGCTAACGTAAGAAAATAGTGGTTTACTCCAAACCACAAGTAAAGTGCCGACAACCAGTAGCTCAAACAAACAGGGCAGTACAACAAATCCCAGTTGAGTTTTTCACGCACTGGTGAAAGTAATTTGCTCTCCGAAATGAGTGTCGCCAACATAGCGACAACTGCCGCGTGAGCGAGCAGGTCAATACAAATCGTAGTCATACTGCTTGATCACCGACAGGATTTCTTTGGCGGTCATATACCCGCCTTCGTGAATGATTTTGTCTTTGTAGTAAATGATGATGTGCGGGACCGTGCGAAACTTCGTCGGCGGTTTTTCCTTATCAACGTCGCGCGTCGTTGTCGAAAAACCCTCCTTCAATAGAGTCGGTAATTCGAGTCGGTCCCATCGTCGGCAGGCGGAACACCAACCGGCTCCCCACTTTTCGATTCGGAAGTCTGGCGCGGCCTGCGGGTTAAACTGATCCAATCCCCGATTATCGCATACAGGGTGTTCAGGCGTGTCCAGCTCACCCCTTTGACAAGCGTCTCTCTGAGAAGACGTTTTACGCGGAGCCAGAGCGCTGCTAAACGTAAATAACGCGAATATGACATACAGGAATCCCAGGGTGGTGAATGTTCTGTTCATTTTAGTGCAGTGTATAATCAGGGATCACGAACCTAGGAAACCCAACGTAGGAACTGAACGCAAACGAATCGCCCTGCCGAAGCATCGAGTCAACTGTATCAGCGTTCTGGCTGCTTACCCCGCGTCGGACCACTAATCCAATCTGAGTTCCCCATCCATACAGCGCGGCCGTTGCGTCGGACATAAATTGTGTGGTTAGGAACAGTGACGCAAAATACTTCACCTTCATACGGAAGAAGAACAGGAGTATAGTCGACAGCCTGTTCAAATGCTTTTACTTTTATTCCAATTCGATACTCAATATACCGAGTTGTGTTGTTTTCTCCGTTTTTTCGTCCCCGCCTGTCAGTATAGGAAACATCTCCACACAAGCCACAATGCAGCAGTAGACGTTGAAAATCATCTGCAAGGCGCTTGGAGGACGTGTAATAAGTTCGCTTGACGCCTGTAGAACATTTAGAAATACTTCCGTCACCTAGCATCAATGCTTCGTAGAAAATTTTCAACTGTCTTTCTGAACATTCCCATACATAGTCAGGAATGTATTTTTCATGCGCGTGTCCAAAAGGTAACAACTCTTCCAAAAGTGATGATTTACAGCAGTGTGTAAAGCCTTTCTTGGATTTGTGAAACTTGAAAGGCAGTTGCTGTAAGCAAGCCCACATCTTTTTGCGGCTTTCTTTCTTGAGTTGACTGACTCCAACTACTCTTTGTTTTCCGTTCTTTGCTCCTTTGAAATATGCTTGTTTCTTAATTGCATGTCCTTCAGAGAGCCAGTAACCAAGGAACTCAAGCCACAAGTCCATATCGACTTTTACACCGCCTACGTAGTGCCACTTTACATCCTTGTTCGTGTTTTTGGCGTTTTTCTTGAACTTGACACATTTATGAAGTTCATCGGCTCTTGCAAATTTCCAGTCGTTGCTTCCGCGAGCCGAGTAGTAAAGTTTATGATTTGGAGTTACTGCAAAGTCAATGTCGCGAGACTTGTGATGCCACAGGTGACCGTTGAATTGATAACGGTGATAACAAGTAGGCGATTGATATTCCAACTCGTGGTTTTTGTTAAGCGAGGCAACTTTTTCTGTTTGGTCGAGGTCTTTGAATAGCTTCCAACCTTGATCTGTTAGAATTTCTGTTTGCTCGTCAAAGCAGCCCCAACTATTGAAGCACAATGCACCCGGCCGTTTGTACTCGTCGTCGTACGCGCCAAAAACCATCGCGTGCGGCCAAGGCCAGGCTCTCCGCCTTAAAAACCCCTCACGATCGCGGCGGCAATGCCCGTTGCCGAACCCAACATCCGAGCAAACCATGACCGGGTAGCCGTTGTAAATGCAGTCACACAACTGTTCGTATGAGGTGCAAATGGCCGTTTTCTTGACCGGGTGCAACTTCGCCACTGGCTCAAGGCTGTCCGGGCAGCCTTCCTGGCCCAGTTTGAGGGCCAAATCAGCACTGTACTCGGAAAAGTCGTAGCCTGGGTAGCGTTTACGCAAAAGCACGCCATATGAAGCCAGCCACTCGGCCGCCCAGTGCCCTGTGCTTCCGTCACCGTCTGTGTAATGGCCAATTTCCACTCGGGAGCCGCCGTAAATCGGTTCCGTGGCAGTGGGAGCCACCCACCTGTACGGCTCACGCCGGGTGATAATTTGTACCGCGTTCAGCAAGTCAACAGCCAGTGCTGAAGCATGGCTCACGCAGTCGGGTGCCCCTTGGTTGTGTGGCACGAACGCCCTGCCGGTCGCTCGCTCCAGCGCCAGGTGCAAATATGCCTTCTTTCCCTTGCCGGTGCCGCGAATATCCGCGTCCTGCTGCGAAATAAAGGGGTACTGGTGTCGTTTTATGAAGGATTGCAGGGAGTGCGCGTCACGTCGCCAGCCGAAAAGTTGGAGCCTCCGCTGAGAGGCTTGCAAAATATAAGGGGTAGTAAACACCCCTAAAATGGCTTTTAGCGCGTCACGTCGTTTCATGTCATTCCTTTCTGAGGCCCTCTGCGATCGCTTTCCACACGTCGCGGTGTTGTTCAGGTGTCTTCAGTTGACCATTCTCGGCCATTTTCCTCAACGCGGCTCCGATTTTGTCAAGCAAAGGCACCCATTGGTCGATATTATCGCCCAGAGCCTCTCTGTTGGCCTCTGCTGTCGCTTTAATCCAGTCCTGCGGCTTTGTCAGCACCTCGTATCTAGACGCCACACGGTCGAAACTGGCGGCCAGGGCGGCGGCCTGTTCGTGCGGGAGATTCAGTTGGTATCGCCAATAAGGAATCCAGGCACGGAGGTCGTTGCTCTGCGGTCGCTCAGGGGCTTTGCCGACCGTGACCACATAAGTAATTACGTCAACAGACCCTCCCTTGGCCACCGCGAGCACAAAACGGTACTTTCCCGCCACCCGAGCAGAAAAAACGGCTCTCGCTCCGCCGTCATATACGAGAAAATCGGACGATTCCGGTATCACAATCCATTTGAACGAGTCTGCTACCGATTTTGAAGCGTCCAACCTGACCAGCTCACCGATTTTAGCGGCGGCCGGAGCGGAGAGCACAACTTTCGCCTCAGCCGGGGCAGGGGTGTCATCTGCCAGCGTCAATGTGGCGCTGCTGGTCAATAAAAGAAGGGCAATAGAGGCGAAAATCTTCATTTCTTCGTACCATTTCGAGGTGTTTTAGGTGCCGTTTGCGCTTTTCTTGGCGTTCGGCGGGTGTTTGCGGCTCAAGCACTTGTCCACAGTAGCAAAGCAGGTCGCCGGTGGGCCACTCCCAGTCTCGGCCGCACTGTGAGCAAAATGCTCGCATCGCTAAAACCTCTTGAGGGTCTTCATTAAGCGGCATTGCCGCTGTGACTGCGGGCTCAAGTTTGGCTGTTGGCAATACTGCGTGGGTGTCATCCCTGCGGCTTTTGCCTTGCGGGTAAGAGCGCCAGGGTGCTTAATCGCACTCTTGATCCAGTCTTTCTTGGTTTTCTTTTTGCTCATTTGATCGGTTCCGAAGTGAGGAATCGGAGCACCAAGTTCAGGCCACCGCTGACGGCCGCCAGGATGGTCACAACTTGCGGGTTCGCGGCAACCCAGTCAACGCCCTGCGCGGCACCGACAAGGGCGACGGCCAGGACGACGAGGTTGAGCCATACGGTTTTCGATTTCAGGGGCGATTTCTTCATTGGTTCTCCTTGGTAGCGATTGCTTCGACGATTTTCTGACCGATTTCCTCGATCGTTTGGTCAATGGTTTCCTGTGTCGGCGTTGTGCCTGCAAGCGGCCGAATCGCGGTGTCGAGGATTTGAATAATGTCTTGGGCAAGAGACATGAGTGTCTGCTTGTTCAGCAGGTTGCCCAGTTTCACGTCCATGTTGTGGCACGCCGTGGCCAGTTTCTCGACTGCCAGGGCGTAATCTTTGAGCGTTGGCATAGCCGCTACTAGCTCGGCGTCCGACCTGATCATGTTCAGGCGGGTTTCCAACAGGGATTTCAGCAAGGCGATCTCGCCGCGAATCGACTTGATCTCGTCGGCTTGAGAATGGCGTTGCGGGGAATCCCCGAGCAATTTGCATGTGATCCGGTACTGGTCGATCATGTGCTGGGTTGTGGTGGCCGAGTGGTCGTCGCAGAAACGTCCGCGAGTGGCCTTCCTCTTGCACTGACCAGCACTTGTGATATATTCGCACTGCATGTGGCACCTCTATTATTATGTAGGTTCAATGTGAGTGTTTTGTTGCATGTAATCGGCAAAATCGGCATAATTATTTTGACGCGTCAAGTCGATATAATCGGCGACAGCCCATATTACCCACAGGAGTCTCGGATTCAGCACAAGAGGTATAAACGGGTGCCTGTTTTATGAGCACTCGGGGTTGGAAAGTGGGCAGGTCGTAAGTGTATGTGGGATAAGGGGTTGTGGTGGGTTTGACGCGTCAAGGCCACGGATTTGAGCAGCGCCACAGTGGAAAGGGCCGAACAACCCCGTATCCCGCATAATTGTTACACCCGCCACAATCAGACCCACCCGCACCACCGACACTACAACCAGACCTCACAAACACAATTACCCCTACAATCCTACCCTCACAATCACTACAATCCACACCCCTCGACAATTATTTCCTGCTACCCCAGTCGGGGGTGTAGTGGCTGTGCGGGTTGTAGCGGTGTCATATTGACTACACCACCCAGTAGTTAGTGTCAATGTGACACTATGACCACAATATATAGTGGTTGTAGTGGTTGTGACCACAATATATAGGGGTTGTGGCGGAGCGCGGTTGGGGGCATTGTATGTGGTTGTATTATAGTGGTAGACCGGGTTGTAGGGGGTGGATGAAATGGATATGGGTTATAGTAACTGTGCGGCCTGTGGGGGCGCGGTATTAAAACCCACGAGCCGCCCAGCCGCCCAGCCGCCCAGCCGCC